AAGAAGTGATGATTGGAATTCTGGATTAAATTTGCCATCGGTTGGACCTTTATAAGAAACGCCCAATGGAGAAGTTTTTAAGAATTGCTGAACGAGCTTGATAGATTTATCATCTTCTGGCATATTTGCATCATGAATATCTAGTGGAACGGTGGACGAATTTTTTAATTCGTTGGGTCTATGGAAATTGCGTTTATCTTGAGAGATGACGGGATTGGTGGGAACGTTAGAATCCCACTGAGTAGCTGCATCTTCAAGAAAGCTCATTCACATTCCTAACATGTCAATATCTTTTTCAACGTCATCTGAAGGTTCTGTTTTTGAAGATTTATCAGATTTATCAGATGGTTTTTTCGATACTACTGGTTGATCTTTAAATTTGCTAAGATCTGGTTTTTCTAGATATTTTCTATAGAATTCGATATCTTTAACAGCCTGATCTAATTCGTCTTTATAAGATTTTACTTTTTCCATCATAGCTGTCATGAGTTTGATAGCATCTTCTGTGTCGCTGAGAAGTATTCCTCTACCAACAGTAGAGACCCATTCCCACCATCTTGAAGAAGACTGTTTGCTTTTAAGAATTTTATCTAATCTAGATGCAACTTGAGGGGAAACTGATAGGAAATTATCTAATAATACTTTTGTTTCTTCTACTTTGCCAATTATTTCTTTGTCTAATTTAGAATTAAAGATTAATTTTGCTAAATTATGACGGGCAACAGCTTGTTGTTTTTTATTTGTAATACTTTCTACTTCGATGCTTCTTGCTGTAATTTTGGCTATTTCTTCGTCCAAGAAAGAAATATTTCGAAACATAGCTTCAACATTTTTAATATAAGGGGCTAAAATTGGTCCTGTTTCGGGATAATCATTAATTACTTGAGATAATTTTTCTATCAAAGCAGATAAATCTAATTTAAGATTTTCAGAAGCTGGGAAATATTGAGAAGCAATAGCGGAACCAATTAAAGCAGCGGCTGAAAGACCTAATACAGATAGCAATTTTGCTTTCATTCCACCCGGAACGCCTGCTTCTTTGACTAAGGATTCTGTGCAAGAATCTGCTAATTTCATTAATGTTTCTTGGTTTTTGCTATCCAAGAAATGGGCAAGTTTAATAGTTTCATTGACGAGATCTTGATGGGCTTTAATATAGCGAGTATTGCTTTGAAGAATTTGTGGATTTTTAAGAGCGATATGAGCCATCATATCTTGGCGTTGTTGTAGATTTTCGACTACGCCATTGAATTTGTCATAAGAAGGACCCATGACAACTGTTTTAGGATGGGCTTGCTCTAATAATTCTTTAGTAGGAGTTGTTTTAACTCCATAGAAAATTTCAGCTGTAGATAGATCTTTTTTATCTTCTTTGGATGGTTTTTTGTCTTTGGAAGAAGATTCTTCTTCATCTTCTTCGGCAGCATTAGAAACTAATCCTTTTTCAAGGGCGATTCTAGTATATTCTTCAAAAACATCACTGTGTCTTGGTTGCATTTAATTTCCTTAAAAATTCACTGGTGATAAATTTATCTACAACTTTTTTTTCTAATTCACTAATATTTTTAGAAACCGTATATTCTTCTGGAAGTTCTACTTTGCGAGTGCCGATTCTTCCTGGATCTGAAAGTATAAAATTTGTTACATTTCTAAAATTAGCATCAGAATAGATTCTACTTTCTATATCTGGATATTGGTTTAATTCTGGATAGTAATGCAAAGCCCAGGCTTTTAGGGTAGCGGGAACTGAACCATTGATTAGGTTGGTGGTCCAAACTAATCCACTGATTGGTTCTTCTTTTTTAGACCCAAAAAAAGATTTTTTTTCTTTTGTTTTTGGTTCTGGTTCTTTTTCTGATTCTGAAGTTTCTTGAGTTTGGGGAGAATCTTCATCTTTTAGAGACTCTTTCTTTTTGGGACCAAAGATCATGGCAGCACCGGCTAAAAGTCCAAGGCTTAAAAAGATATTCTTAAACATCCAGAAGACTAATCCTTTTCCAACATGCCAGAATTTACTTCTTCCATAGGGTGTTGAAAACAAATCTCTTCCAAAAATTTTTTCTATGAAACCAGTTTTTCCGGAAGAGCCTCCAAATCCAAAAGCAGAATTTTTAACTAAGTATGCTCTTTTGAGTAGAAAATCAAAAGACTCTTCTGCGGTAACGAATCCATCATCTGCGCTTGCGCCTGGGGCTGAGCCTGCGGCGGCATCAACTGCGGATTTAATTTCTTGAGATGAAATTGGTTCTTGGGCGTCAATTTTAGGTTTTAGGGCTTTTGCTACTTTGACAGCGACGCCAGAGAGATCGAAACCTATTTGGCTTAGAGCTAAATAGAATAGTCCTAAAAATGGATTGATTCTAAAGGCTACAGAAGGGGCTAAGAGATTAAGGATGCTGGTAAAGTAGCCGCCTGGAACTTCGGAAGAATCTTGGAATTGATCTCTAAGCCATTGGGCGGCGGAATTACCTCCAAGCGAATCGAAATAACCAGCTTGTTTAGTTAAGGAATTAGGTACGAGAATTTTCTCTAATTCCTCAACTAAAAAGTTTTCTCTTAAGAGTTTGATTTCTTCGTGGTTCATATGAATTGAATTCGGCTTAATTGTCTTCGTATTGCTCTTACCCATTCATTGTGTTGGTAATCTAAAGTTGCAATAAATCTATCGGATTCTTTTTCTGGTAAGCCTCTTTGCTGTATATAAGCTATCGCAGACTTCCTTGCACTTGTCAATTGAGTAAGTAAGCTTGTTAAAAATTGTTTATATGAATTAAGAGAACCGTATTGAGAAATTTCCTCAAATTGATTTCTATATGCAGGAAGATCTGTAACATTATATTGAGCACCTGTTCGAGGGTCTTTATAAAGATAAGTTTGAGTTGCTTGATCTGTTACAACAGTTCCTGGAATTAAACGATACTTTACAAAATATTGTAAAACTTGAAATGGTTCCAAGGTATCATTTGGGAAGTACATTGTAGCTGCGTTTTGCGGATTTCCAGAAACGGTTGCCATTGATAAAATGGATTCTCCTGGCGGAACAGATGCAAACCAGAGATTTCCACCAGGATCTTTTGAATCTAGATAGATATTTCTGGCATCAAATGGAACTATTCTTTTTGATCCGGGTGTATAAGTGATTTGGCTTGTTCCGGCGCCAGCTTGACCTTCAACTCCAGCAGCGCCTACTAATCCAGCGCTTCCCAATCGACCTTCTGGACCCCTTGCACCAGTACCAGCACCAGCACCTAATCCGCCTGCTTGATCGCCCAAATCTCCACCTTCAGCTAAAATATCTTCTAGAAGCAAGGTGTTCCATTTAGAATTTGGCTCGTTGCTAGGTTCAATTCCAAGACTTTTCATCTTTGCTAAAAAGAGCCGAGATAAATTTCTAACAAATTGATTATAAGTTTTAGCCAGATTTTGTTCTTTAATTCTATTGCTTTTACTTATCTTTTCAAAAGATCTTTGATTGAACCAATTAATTAATTGACCCCAATGAGCGGCAGTGGCATAACTATTCCACCCAAAAGTAGGAATCTTATCACGTACAAAATTAAAAAAGTTTCTTAAATTGAGCAAATCATTTTTTGTTACAGGAACATCTCCATCTTGATCTGTGCTTTCTGCAGGATTTAAAGTTTCGCTAATTCTATCAAATATTAAATTCAATCCACCCGGAGCACCGGCTAAACTAAACCCTTTGCTTTGTAAAAAGGCAGTTATTAACTCATAATTTTTTTCTGCAGCAGCTTTTATTTTTTCCTGATCATTATTGAAAGCCTTAGCTGGTCCAAGGTTTTCACTAGGAATAGTTTTTACATATTTTCTTGCTGTTTCTAATGACCTTTTGGTATTTACTCCCCAAACTCCTTCTGGATCCGAAATGGCTCCCCCGGTTTTACCTATGACCATTACTATAGGTGCATCTGCTTTAGCATTAAGTTCCGGAGCTGTCATTAGATAATCACCTAATTTGCCTAAAGCCCATTGCATATGATAAACGGCTTTCTTGGTTTCGGTTAGTTCGACTGGCTGAGTGAGTTCAGCTCCGCCGCCGCCAGCTGGTCTTGCTGGAACCGCTCCACCAGAAGGCTTTCCTTTGGTAGGAATTATAGATGGTTTTGCCTGGGCTTTCTTAACTAGTTCTAAATCAAATAAAAATGAAGCCTCTTTAATAAATTGAGGAGGGATTTGATCGTTTAATGCCTTAGTATATTCTGTAATTTTACCAACTAATTCAGAGAAATTTTTAACTTTAAAATATGATTTAATACTATTTTTAAGTTGAAAAAAAGTTTTACTTTTTACAATAATACTATTAAACTTTTGTAAATTTCCCATTTCTGTATCGATTACCGCAATTGTATCTGCGTCATCTTCTTCATTTAGAGATTTTTTCCAGCTATTTAAACTTCTATATGTTATTTTAATTGGAGAAGTTAGTTCTGAATATTGATCTTTTGTTAATAATTTTTTATTTTTATCAGTAATTTCTTTTTCTAGTTCTGAGATTGGAGTTTCAGAATTTCTTTGAATGTTTTTAACTCCAGTTTCAATATTTAATAATATTGAAGTATCTGAAAAAATATTTTTAATTGTATTATTTTCAAATATTTTTAAATCAAATTTTGTGCTTTCATCTTTAATTTCTGAAAATTTAATTAAACTATCAGAAAAATTATCAAGATTAACAGCATTAGAAATTTCTTCTGATCTTGTTTTAATAACAGTTGCAGTATCTGAAATTTTAGAAAAATAAGATTTTAAATATTCAGTTGCTTTAGTTTTATTTTCTGATGAAAAGAAAAGTTTTTCTTTTTCTCCAGTCCATTTTACAATTTTATCTGCAAGATCATTTGCAAAAGATGCATTGTCCCTACCTACTGGGGGGACAACTTGCGACTTAAGTTCAACTGGCAATAATTTTTTAACCGCAGATACTAAATCATCAGTACTTGATTCGTATCTTGCAGCCATTTCTATTAACCTAGTGACCAAAGTTCCTTTATCACTTCCTAATGTAGTGGTTATATATGCATATTCATTAAATTCATCCGTATTAATTTCCGCCGCTTTTAAATAGAAAGATCGAACAGAGCCACCTGGTTTGACTCTAGAATCATCAAATAAATTGCTAGAATCAATTGATTTAATATTGGCAATAATGCTATTAGCATTGCCTAAAAATATTTGTTTATATTTACTTATAATATTTTTATTAATTTTTTCTATTTTAGTTTTTTCTTCTTCGGTAAGAAACTCTGCTCCTTCAGTTTTTTCTGATAGCTCAGTTTCTAATAAACCATCTTCTGCAAATTTTAACAATCCCAATGCTTCAGCAGCAGCCACCACCAAATTATTCATTACAGGGGCTGGAGAGCCAGTGCCAGGCTGATGCGTTAATGTCTCTAAAATCTTCTGTTGACGATCCATGTTGGTGTGAACTACACCCCAGCCACCTTGAGCATCTACTATCTTTGTGCTCTCTGCGTGAGCGGCTTGTTGCAATGCACGGCTCTGCTCATCAATTAAATTAGAAAATGCTAATTGAGCTTTTTTGAAAATATTAAGCTTAACTTCTAAAGACTCAGCTTGTTCATATAAACCAAGCTCACGCAAGCCTGAAGCTAAATTAACCAAATCCTGCATAAAATTACCAGTAGCAGCATATTTATCAATGCTGGTACTAGCTGATTTGCTTAGTTTGTCCTCAACAATCCATTCTTTTTGAACGGCTGTAGTATAAAATTCTCTGAGAACAGGGCTGGTGATTAAATTAGCTTCTTTTTTCATCTATTCCTCAAAAAGTTGAATCATCTAGATCTAACATCATTACTGCATTAACAAATTTGCTTCCTAGTTTTTTTGCTAACCCAGGGTTTTCAGAAATTTGTTTTTGCATATCTAAAAATGCTTTTTTTAAAATTTCATTTTGATTAATGCTTAATTCAAAATTAGCAAAAGATTCAAGGGCATTGGCTCTTTCTTCAAAAGAACGTTTTTCCCTTTTAATTTGCTCATCTGTCAATACTTTTTCTTTAGCTTCTCTTTCTAATTCTATAGATAAATAATTTCTAAAGACTTCAGATGACATTAATGCATTTAAATCTTGGTCGTTTCCCATTATATTCCTTTATGTCAAGTATTATATCTTAATATGGCTAAATTAACTCAATAATTAAACTATTTTCTTTAATTTCAGAAACGAAACCAAGCAACAAAGAATCTTCATAAATTTTCTTGTTGGTGAATTTTCCGAACTGACTGCAATATAATTTGTCTTTAATTTCAAATTTATCTGGCTCAATCATGGTTGTTTCAAAAACCATAGCTTCGTACCAAATAGGAATTAACCCAAATTCATCAAGATAATCTCCTATGACTCCAAATGGTTTTTCTCCGTTGCAAATTTTAGCAACTCCATCATGCAAAGAGACAATCATTCCAGGATCTGGAAAATATAAAGCATCTTTGAAAAGCATTTTAATAGGCTTTTCAGTTAAAGAATCTATAATTTTAAACATATCAGAAATATGTCTTAAATTCTAAGAAGCTATAAATGGCTGATGGTGGAGCGGTAACAATTCCTACAGGAGGATACGTTTCATCAATTCTAGAAGTTGATAATTTACCATCAATGCCGCAAAATAAAATACTATTCAAAGCATAAGAGGCAGAAGTATCAAATTGATCGGTAGCAGCAATAATTTTACTGGTCCAAACTGTAATTCTACCTGTACCTTCGGTAGAATTTTCCCCTGGAATTCCTGGAACTTGATAGCTGTATCGAACTACAACCCTAACAGAATCAAATACACCACTGTTTGTAGAACTGTAATTTAAAGGAGTTCCAGCAGGAACAGTAATAACACCATTCCTAGCATTAAGGACTACCAATTCCGGAGTACATACAAATGAATTAGGGTAAATGTTAGCATTCTCTAATTCATATTTTAAATCAATAGGAGTAACGTAAGTAGAGCCTGATAATGTGGGAATAGGACAAGTAATAATACAAACTTCATCTACTTTAGCAGTAGAGAAGCTAGTTTTCTTAACGTCATCAATAATTCCAATTGGGCTTAATCCATCGGAGACACCGCAAACAACTTGATTGCCATAAACTTTTAGCTGGGCAATCATTCCGGGTTCAAATTCGGAATTAGGATCGACCAGCCAAGAATATGGAAGGCTGTTATTGGTGTGTAGGATTCTTAACATGTTTAAATATATATCAGTGAAAATTAAATCAATCTTTTTTGAAAGAATAATGACGTTTGCAAATAGCTTTTTCTTTATGGGCTCCCTTGGGGGCTTTCTTCCAGCCTTTGCATTCTTTGGACATATCTTCGTCATCGGCATCCCATGCATCCATGCAATCATAAGCTAATCCGCAATCGGCAGCGGCATCGGCGCAGTATCTACTACAAAAAGCTTTATCTTTAACCGTATTAACTGGTTCGCCGCAATAAGCGCAAGTTTTTGCCATTAAATCATCGTGAGCTTCGTGGACAACAATATCTGAAGCATCGTTGCCATCAAACATCCATCCTTTTTCTTTTAAGTTTTTTACAGCTTGTTTTGAGCTTTTAGGGATAGATTTATCTTTAATTTTTTTGCCAGAAGAATCGGCGAGCATTACGTCGTTTTTGTCACCCTCATCATCTTCCTCGCCTTCCTCATCTTGATTCTCACCTAAGGAAGATAACATCTTATCAAGCATTGAGGCTTCATCTTCTAAACCGACTTCATCTAGGAGGGTAGCGGACAATTCAATTAATTTGATTGCTTTTTTTAAATGTGTATCTTTAGAAATTTCTTCTTGAGAAGCAATTATAGAAAGATTATATTCTACGCTGTCAATAAAATCTGATTCTGCAAATTTTTTAATAAACATATTAATCCTTAGAATTTAGAAGATAGCTTTTCCATTAGTTTTGTTAATTTTTTAGAATATTTTGGTTTATCAGCCAAATCAAAACATTTAGCGGCTTCATTTAAGCAGCGTAAAGCAACTGTTAGTTTTAAATCAGAAGACTCTAGTTGATGTTCTGAGTTTAATTTTTCCATCATTTCTAAAGCTAGATCATCTTTCATACTTCGTCCTCCCAAGCAAATCCAGTATCTAAAGCATCAAGTGCATGATGCATGTCTTTCAAATCTTCATCTTCTTCGCCATCTTCTTCTTCATCCATTTCTTCGAACTCATCCATCTCTTCGTCCATTTCAGCATCTTCTTCTTTTAATTCTTCAAGCTCCTCATCTTCAGAGGATTCCTCTAACAAAGACTCAATTTCATGCATACAATCAAGAAGTTCCATAACTTCTTCTTCGTCAAAACCTTCTTCATCTTCTAAAATTTCATCAAGTTGCTCTTTGCAGTCTTTAAGTAATACTAAGAGTTCTTCTCTGGACATATCTTCTTCATCAGAGAAATCTTCGCCGTTATCTTCTTGAGTTTCTTCTACTGCCTCTTCGGATTCTTTCAACTCTTCTTCGTCATCTTTATCTTCATCGTCTGCTGCAAAATCATCAAGAGAGACCATAAACCCTCTTAAACTTGGATCTTTTTCATATCTATCCTTCCAATAACTAGGGGATTCGGGCTCGATCATTGAAAGACTTGCTTCTGCACTTTCTTTTGCAGGCGCAGATTTAGAAGGATTTTTTTGAAGTGATCTGAAAAAATCTTCTAAATCATCTGCATTAAAAGAGTCCATTTCAGATAATATTTCATCTGTTAATTCTACAGATTCCTCAGCCTCTTTTAATAATTTATTAGATGCAATTAGTAATAAAGAAGCCGCCTTATCAAATCCTTGAGCATCTAATTCTTCAGAAGCTTCAAGAATCATATTAAACATTTCATTTGCAGATTTTGATTTCATATCATTGCAGCTAGAGCAATCATTGGAGCATTTCGTTCCAGCTTTTCTGCACTTGCAACCTTGCCCACAATCGCAATCTGCTCCGCATTCAGAACAGCAAGATGCTTTAACTTTTTTGGCTTTCTTGGCGGCAAATTTGCCAAATCCAAAAGATGGACTAGACATTAAAGAATCCATTTCAGCAGCAACTAAATTACTAATTTTTTTCATCTTTATCCCTATTTAACTAATCCGTAGAGTTGACCAACATGTTTAACTTCTTCATCTGAAGAAGCTTCAATTAATGAAATTGCTGCTGCTTTTAAAGCTGTAGCAGTTTTTGACATACCTCTTTTATTTAACTCGATTGCCATTTCTGCAATTTTAGCAACGGCTAAAGAAGTTGAATTATTTTTTTCTTCTAAAATAGAGGCTGTCTTAATGGAAGCAGTTTTAACAGATTCGCTTGCTAAAATGCCATTCATTTCTATATCTAAATTAAACTCTGGTTTCATTCATTATCCTATAGTCGAAAAAATAAGAAGGGCAAACTCTATATCTATGCTAGAGTTTGCCCTAATTATTTAATATTTCTTACTAACGTTTATCAATATTTGCGGTTAGCAAAAGCTGCTGCAAATTCTGTGATAAGGTCGTTTGATTCTGTTGAAGCAGTTGCAATGAGTTCTTCGCTCATTAAACCAATTTGTGGCATTGCATAAGATGCGTTGCGTGTCATTGGTGTGCGTTCAACGTGTTTCTTCATAGAGTCAAAGCCTGCGTCGTTGAAGCTCATGAGTTCATCAACTTGTTCTTTGATAGCATGTTTGTCACGACCGATGAGACCTTTGGCTGCCATTTCGTTAGCAAGGTCATAGGCGCGAGCAATTTTAACGCGGAAAGTTTCCATGTTTTCTGCTTTTTTGGCTTGAGCATGTTCTGAAGTTAATTCAGCTGCAAATTCTTTGCTGGCTTTATCTTTGGCTTGACCATAGAAGTCTTTCCAGTATTTAACTGCAGCTGCATCGAGACCTGCTTTGACGAGTTGATCAACTTCAGATGCTTCAATGCGACCGGCTGTAACAAGTTTCTGAATATCTTCTGCTGCTTTCTTGGTTTTTGCAGAAACTTCTTTTGTTGCAACTTCATGAACTGCTGAAGCAACTTCTTCGAGAGTTTCAACTTTAGCGCCTTCGCCTTTCATGCCTGAAAGTATTGGACCGCCTTTACCGTGTGCATCTTGAAGAATTTTGCTGAATTGCATTGCTTTGGCAGCTTGTTTTGCACGATATGCTGCGCGACCTTCTTTGGTGGTAAGATCATCTGAGGCGAGTGCTGCTTTGGCATCTTCTGCTTTTTGGAATTCCATAGTGTTTCCTGATTTATCTGTTACTTTAACGGGACCATGATGAACGTCATCGGCTGCATCGTCTGAATCCATCATTGCAAGGATATCATCAACTGAAAGTTCATCGCCTTTATCCATGTCCATCATATGATGCATGTCTTTTTTGCTCATGTGGTCCTTTGCTGCTCCGTCATCAGCTAATGATGCTGGGCTATATGGTTTTGGTTTTGCTGCTTGTGGTTTGCCTGCAACTGCTCCTGAAAGACCTGGAGTAGAGGAGGCAGTTCCACTAACAGCTGCTTCGCCAGGAGCAGGGGCTTTTCCACCAGATGTAAAGGCAGTTCCTCTTTCTTTAGAGCTTAAAAGAAGTTTGCCTTTAAGAGCTTCAGATAGTTGTTTTAACTCTGCTGGAGTTAATTTAGCAGAAAGTGTATTTACAACTGGTTTTGGTAATTCTTGAGACATTTCAACAAATGGATCTTGTGCAACTTTAACCATGCGAACTTCTTGTTTTGCTTGTTTGACAAGTACTTCTGTTGAAGAAGCATATTTGCTAAATGCGCTCATAAGAGTGTATGCATCGGCAATCACTTCGCGTGCTGCTGCTTTGCTTTCTGCAACTGTATCTAGTACTTCAGCAGAAGCGTTCTTTACAAGAACTTGTCTTGCAAGTCTAAGTTCATCAATAACGCCTGCTAATTTAACAGATGTTTCTTTCATTGCTGAAAGAATTGTTCTGCCAAGTTTTTTCTGCATTGCCATGAGAGAAGCTGTTGTTGGAGATAATGCAGGTGATTGTGCAAGACCTTCAAGTTCAGGAGTTGGTGATTCTGCAGCTTTTTCAGTGAGAAGTGCTTCTACACCTTTGCGAAGATCTGCGTGGAGTTCTTCGAGTTTGTCAAGTAATCCAGGAAGGTCTTTAGCTGGGTCTCCAGATACGCCTGCTGCTGCTGGTTTTTCTGCTGGCTCTTCGCCCATTTCAGGAAGTTCTGGCATTTCGGGCATAGCTAAATCTGCTGGAGCAGGAGCTGCTGGAGCGGCTGGTGCTGCGGGAGCAGGTGCAGCCTGAGCGGATTTGTACATGCTGGCAACTTTTTCTAGACCATTGCTGCGGATTTTTGCAATTAATGAACGACCAAAGCCTTCATTTGCAACGCTGTCATAAAGTGCAACTGTGCGACCGGCAGTGATTTCATTAACACTTGCTGAGAATACAAGTTTTTTGTCTGCAAATACCTCCCAACGTGAATTGGCAAGATCGTCATTGCCATTTGCAGAAGCTGCCTTTAAGAATCTAGCGGTGAGTTTTGCACGAGAAAGCATTTGTTTCTTTTCTAAGTCTTTGGGGAAAAGACCGTCAACATCGCCTGTATCTGGGAATGGAGGAGCGCCTACCATTTGTTTATCCTGAGTGTTGCGGATTTTATCTGCATCTTCTTTTGGATATGTTTGTGGTTCGTTAGCTCCGCCGCCACCTTGGAAGTAAGCTTGTTTTTTAGCAAGATTTGCTTTTGCGGCTTCTAATGCTGCTTGACGACGAATTGAGCGCATTTCTTCTTCTGCTAAGCGTTGTAATCTGCGTTTGCGAGCTTCTTCGGTTTCGCCGAAAGATTCATAACCAGGGTGCATTCCATCAACTGGACCGGTGTTCATTTGACCGACCATTTGTTTGTCTTGGGTGTTGCGAACCTTTTCTGCATCTTCTTTTGGATATGTTTGTGGCTCGTTCATTCCGCCGCCACCTTGAAAATAAGCCTTTTTCTGAGTTGTCATTTGTTCATCCTTATTAAAACTGGAAAGTTTGTTAATTCTTTCAAATATTGTGTCTAATTTATCAGAAATGTTTTTTAGTGCATATTCTGAAGATTTATCAGAAGCTTCTTTTCCTAATTGATTAGGTGAATTTTCTGATGGTTTGTCTTTTACTTCTTTCAATAATTCTTCAATTTGTGCTTTTAATGCACCTAATTGCTCTGTAGCTTCTTCTAAAGAAGATACTAATCCTTCCATCTTGCCAGAAGTTTCTGGTTTTGATGTCTCTGATTCAGATGATTCTGACTCAGAGGCTTCGGGATCTTTTTTCAAGAATTCTTGTTCTTTTGCTTCAACATATTTAGCAATGCTATTAGCAGCTGCTATAATTGTTTTAATTTTTGCCTTTGGATCGGCACCATTTACAACAATGGATAATTCAATTGGGTTTAAATCCAAATTGACTTCACCATAACATGATTTATTTTTCATATGGTTACAGAAATCGGATTCTGTACGAGCCACATTGCCACAATCATAGCAAACTGCTTTACCAACACCTGTTCCCATGGAAACAGAAGCTGCATAACCAGTTGAAACTTTTCGTGCTAAATCTGGATAGTTCTTTTTATCCAAAGCGCACAATGCAACTACTCTTTTTAATTTGTGATCATAATAAGTATCGACAATTAATCCTCGAATCATGTCAACAGAAGAGCTTTTATGATCTAAGCAAAGAGGTTTGCCAACCCATTTTTTATGAGCAGAAATAAGCTCTTGGGCGGGGAAAATATCAGAATTATTATTTTTATATGGTCTTATACTTGGGTCGTTGCTTTTCCAAATAACTCCATCGCCTTTTTTCTCCCACCAAACTTTAACTGGCTCGCCAGAAGCTGTAACTTTTAAGCTGCCATCTTCATTGATAGCTGAATGCTCAGCGGCGTGCATCATTACTGCGCTAAAATAAAGAAAATCATCTCCTTTTGGAGCAATAATTTTTAATTCTTTGGCAATTTTTTCAAATTTATTTTGAATCTCTGGATCGGATAAAACGCTTTCAACGTCTTGAATATCCGATGCTGTAATTGAAATAGATTCACCAATTTTTACTAACGACATTTATCATCCTTGTTTTAAATAAATATTTTCCTGAATATACAAATTTAGCCATATATTATTTCAATTTATCTTTGGAAGAATCTTTATTTTCTTCTTCGGCATTTTTTTGTATTTTTTCTTGTTCCTTCTTCATTTCTTCGGTGCTTAAAATTTTAATAGGAACAACATCACCAATTTTAATAAAAGCCATACTATCCTTACGTTGCTATTCTGGTAGCGTTTCTCAAATCTTGTGGATATGAAACCTTTTGAGAATCAGAGAAATTTAAACTTTGTGGTCTTTTTTTAATCTGTGGTAATTGACCACCTTCTGACTCATTTATTTTCTTATAAATTTCTATAACAGTTGGTATTTTTTCTTCTAAATTTTCTTTATAATTATTATCAGAAATCCAACTATCACCTGCAATATTTTCTGACAAGTGTTTAATTATTCTATCTCTACAGAGTTCTTCTGTTTGGTTAATTTCTTTTCGAAGATTATCAATTGCCGCAATGAGTTTATCTTTAAACTCAGATATTGAATAATCGTCTAGTGTGTTAATTAGTTTTGCTTTTGCTGAAAAAACATCAGAAATACTTTCTTTAAAAGTATTAATTAGTTCAATGCAATGAGTATCTGTAGAAAAATAATTTAAAGATTTTAAAGATTTAATAGAAATTTTTTGTAAAGTTGTAAAATGCTTTTTAACTTGTAATTTAATTAAATTTAATCTTCCGCGAAATTTTATTAAATCATCTTTTGGAATTGAATCTGCGGTTTTAAACGGATCGTATAATTTATCTAAATAATTTTTTATTATTGAAATAGAATTAATAACATAAGAGAAATTCTTAACAGCATGATTTGCAATTTCTTTTTCAGAATCAGGGACTTTAAAAGACATTTCTAATGCTGCAGCTAGTTTTGTAATCATAGTTTTTACTTATAACAAGTATGTTTAAAATAATATATGAATATAATATATAATTGATAGCGTTAAACTAATTAAATATCAACCAATCCTTCGCCCTCAACTGGACCCCTGCCTATCGTTTGAGGCGCTCCATTTGTGCGAGTGCCCATTTGAATCATATTTTGAATTTGCGAGTCATAGTCATCAACAAGTGCATGCACTTTAGAGCCAATCCCATAATATGGGACGCTTTCAAAAGGAGCAAAAGATGTCATTTTATGATGTTCGGATGGATTTGGTAAATTATTAATTTGATAAATATTAGAAATTAAATCATTTAAATTATTTTTAAATTCACCATCATCGGCGGCAGAAGAAGAGGGACTTATTTCTGTTCCAGATTCTGTCTCTACGGATTTATCTTTATTTTTAGGATCTAATAATTTTAGATATGTTTCCCATGATTGATATAAATTGGTATTAGTTCCAACTTTTCCGAAATTTAATTTATTTTTAATTTCATCAATTACAGCTTGAACTGATTGATTCATTCCAATTATTTTATATAAAGCAATAACAAACCCAACCTGATCTGTGTTTACAGAAGAATAAACATAGATAGGTCTTTTGCTGAAAATGTTTTTGATGTTATTTTTTAAGTAATTAACATCGCCCCTGGCAAATTCAGTTCCGCTAATTCCTACTTGAGTGTAAATGTCTCCAAATCCGGCTTGATTAATATTTTCTTTAATTTTTTTATCAGTAGATTTATCAACACATAAAATGTTTTTTATATTAATAGTTTTTAAATACTTTAAAATATCTGGTGTCGGTGGAGGACCAGCATAAATATCATTCCCAAGCGATTTATAAGATGTAAATTGAGCCATAATCAATATAAGTGATTTATAATATTATCTAAAACATTTTTAATATATCTGCTATCGTGACCAATTAGAATGGTTTTAATGAACGTAATAGACTGACCCATAGAAGAACTAGCGGGTGTTTTCTTGGAAGCAATCTCGGTTGGGTTTAACTTCCTAATCTTATCTCTCATTGATTTATAAACTTGAGGTCTTTTTTCCGGAGAAATTCTTGTTAATAAAAATTTAACAATATCTGCAATTCCTTTGCCTGCAGATTCTGGAGAGCCCATTTCAATTGTGGCAGCAGCTAATTTAAACATCCTGTGATTCATGTTTGTCCTTGGCTTGCATTTCTAACAAGCAAACGTTTTCAATCTCATCAATGGGCGTGTTTTCAAGCAATGCTTTATCAAAAATTTTTTTAAATTTTCTCATTACTTCTTCTACATTTTCTGGATTTTTTTTATTAACATTTCTTAGATAGCTAGAATATGTGAGGTCTTCGTTATGATCATGATGATGATTGTGATGATGATGGTTAGCCTTGGATTCTTTTTGATACTTTTTCATTCTCTCATCTTTATGCTTGAAAAATTCAATATCTTTTAAACGTTCTTGGGCTGCTGCTAAAGAGTGATAAGTGCCCATGTTTTTTCCTTTTTCAGAAAAAACTCTCCAGGTATTTTGATTAATTTTTTTTATATATGATAATTTAATCATTTTAATGATTGCATATAATTAAATTTTTCAGCAAAACCATCATATTCTTCTTCATAAATATCTTTAATATATAGTTTTTCCTCTAACGCGACAATAGAACGAACGCTCCAAACATTAAGAAAAACTTTTGCAAATCTTCCCTTTTTTTCGACCAAAACAATCAAAGAATCGCCAACGGCAGCAACTAACTTTCCCCGAATGACGTTTTTTTGCTCAATATCCTGTTCAGCAAATTTAGTTGTAGTTTTTACATCCCCAGAATAGACTTCTACTAATTGATCTTTTAAATGAACAATAACGGCAGCTGCATAGGGGTGAAGCTTTATATCTTCCATGTGGATATCATCGCCAGTTTCTATCATGAATTCCTCATTAAAAATTTTCTATGATTTGATTCTATTTCTTCATCAGAGATTTCATCTGCAAATGTAGGTAAATTTTCTGCTATTACAGTATATACATTTTTATTAATTTTTTTATTAATTTCTTTCGATAATAAATTTGAAAGTTCAATTGCTGCTAGTTTAAAGTTACTTTCCGTATGTGCAATTGCTTGTATTTGAATTTTATTATCTAATTTGTGCAATGTAGTTACTCCTTTAAGATAATCCTGAATTAAATAACTTAAATTGTTAGCATATTCTAAATTATCAGTTAAATCGCTACCTTCTACTTGAATTAATATTTTTTTCTCTGGATTATTTATTTTAAATATTGCATTTTTAACTAAATAAGTTAATGGAGATGCGTATAATGTTTTTGATAATTCATCTATTTTAGAAACAGATTGTTCAGAAGATCCAGGTGCGGAAAATTTCGAATCTTCTTTCTGTGAAGAAACTCTTGATAATTCGGGGAATTTATCAGAGTATTTTTTTAAAAATTCATCATAAATACTTTTTACATTCCCGGTGTACTGCTCAACGGGAGCTGTGTAATATTTTTCTTTTGATAATGTTTCAGAGGCTGCTACAGGCTTGCCTTCTTGAATTTTTTCCAAAGATTTTGGAAATTTATTTTTTAATCTTTCTAAATATGCTTCAAAACCTTTTTCTAAAGTTGGATAAGCTCTCCATTTTGCAGATTTTTCAACATACTCCTTGCCTTCTTGAGTATATTCTTTTGTATCCATTGCATAATACATATTAGAGCTATCTGAGAGCCAGCTATCAAAAGCTTTTAAATTACCAACATTATTTCCTATAAATTTATATTTTCTTCCATGTTCCCAAGTAAGCTGAGCCCACATAAAGGCAAGCGTTTCTAAACTTGGAAGCTCTCCAAAAAAATTTTGATATGCATCTTTTAGCATTTCCGCAACTTCATCTGGGCTATGAGGATTTAAAGTATTTTTAATATCAACTCTTTTTGCTTTAATATTAGATTCTGATGATAGGGCATGTTTAATAATTTTTGAATAAAAGTTTTTTCTTGCTTCTGAAATAGAAGACAATGATCCAGAAGAACCAGAAACAACTTTTATAACATCAGTTTTTCTAAGGATAAATCTTTTATCATTAGCAAGTGTAGGATCAATTAACACTACATCTGCTTTGATTTTAATATTTGTATCTGGAATAATAAAATCATCAGATAAAACAGAGAGTAGCAAGTGACCTATAGTTGCAGATTTGCCTTGAGATGGAACTTGATATGCCACATATCCAATGGTTCCATTTAAAATGGCTTTAGCCAGTCTATTATAAAATTCTTCATTAATTTTATTTTCAATGTCTTCTAAAGAAATATTTAAACTGCCGTTGATAGCTGTATTTAATTTTTCTTTTAATGCACCTTGAGCTGATGGAGTAATTGTTATTGAAAAATTATTATAATTTAAATTTTTGTAGTAATTACTGTCTGAAAATTTAATATTAATAGATTTTTTTAATGGCAAGTCATAATTGTGCTCTTCCATTAATTTTTCGTATTCATTTACAATTTCTGAAGTTAATGAGCGAAAAGATTTTACACGACCAGTAACACTACTTACTATCCCAGCTTGGTCTAAATTTTTATCAGTTTTTATTAAAGTCTTGTCTAATAATTCTTTTAAAACTTTTAGCTCTGAACGATATTCTTCTAGCTCTTTATCTTTAATAGCGTCTTGAACTTTTTCAATTTGTTGTTTAATTTCATCTAATGTTGAAGAGTATTCAACAGATTCTGTTTCTAATTTTTCAACTTCTTCTTTAAATTCTGGAGAAAATTGTGTCTTTAACCAATTTTTTAATCGGCGCAAGACTCCAGCAACCTTAACGATTTGATCGTCAGGTAATCTGCTTAATTGGCTGCTGGATATTTTAATTAATTCATGCATCTAAAATTCCCTCGGCAAGAGCGAGAAGTTTCATGCTAGCATTAAGATCGTAGTCTTCTATCTCTGAAGAATATTTTAGTAAAAGATTAGCAGCTTCGTATTGATTTTTGCAAGAAGCTAGTTTCTTGATAAAATTAATATGAACACCGGCAATTGTAGGCTCTGAAGAAGGAGCCTCTTCTTCAGTAGAGGCGGTAAATCCTTCCCATCTTTTTAGAGCATCTGTTATAAAAGATATTTGATTATTAATTTTTGATTTTTCTTGGTCCGAGACTTGACCAAGCAAAGTTTGTAATTGTAATTTAATTCCTTTTAATTTATTAATTTCTTTTTCTTTTTCTTCTTTGCTTAATTTTTTAAAATCATCATCAGATTTTACAAAAGCTGTTAAATCTTCGGTTTCGGTTTCGGTTTCGGTTTCGGTTTCGGTTTCGCCTTCGGGTGAATGACCGAGTTCTGATAGTTTTTGGTTGTGGCTTTGAATTTGCTTTTCTAACTCTCCGATGCTAAACTCTCTAAGTTTAACTTCATCTTCGGTGAGTGAAGATTTTTCGCTTTCTAATTCCTGTTTCTTATTTAAGATCTCTTCGTTAAGTCTCTTTAAATCTTCAAGATAAAAATTTATTAATTCTTGATCTGTAGGCTCCGCTTTTGCGGGAGCTGGAGTCTCGGGACGAGCGGGTCCTGTTGGAGGTACTTCTGGAGAAGCTGGGCGAGCAGATGGCTTACCATCACCTTTTCCAGTTGAGGGGGCTGGGGGTAAAGCAGGCGTATCAGTTGCTGTTGGAGGTTGGCTAATATCAATTAAAGATTTTAAATGCTTTTCATACAAAGATTTAAATGATTTTTCAAATTCCATTTGTAAATTAGAAACTTTTCTTAAACCATCTAAATATGCTCCAATTTCTCCATATGCACGAGCATCGTGAAGATCTTTAATTAAAGAATCAATTCTTGATAAAGTATTCTTGGTTTTATTAAAAAATCCCCTTAAAGCCGCATCTCTTTCTTTTCTTTGCTTGCTTTGAAGTTTTTTATATACCCATTCTCTTTTCCAGTCATCTAGCCATCCTGCATTTTTGATTAATTCAAAATAAAAATCTTCATCAGCCTTGGCGCTAATGTTTCCACCCTTATTGCCTTTAAAAAATTCTACAAGCTCTGCTCTAATTTGCTCATCAGTTAAATCATAAGGATTGCTCAATACTCTTTCTTTTTCAAATTCTTGAAGAGATTCCTCAGAAATAACATTTACTTTACTTGTTTGGCTGGAAATGCTTCTTAGAGCTTTATTAATCGCCGTAACAACAGAAACAAAATCTAAAATCCTTTTAGAGTTATACGCAGACTCCATGCGATCAAGATATACTTTTAAATCTTTTCGCCAATTTTCAATCTGATTATCAATATCTCTTAGTTCAGACATTTTTTGAGAATATTCTGAAATAAATCCCTCACCAAACATTCTCACTATACCAGAGGGCGTAAATTTTTCTTTAAGCCAAGTTCCTACGCCAACATCAGCAGATTTGATAATAATAATTTCATTATTCATATTAATTTTCCTGAGCTTATATTAACTACCAACTATGTCAATTTATTACTATTTAAATTTAAACTCCTGGTGGAGGCGGTGGTGGAACTCCTCCGCCGCCGCTAGAGCCTTCAGGAGCTGCTGTGGATGAATCTTCTCCTGGCAATAGAACTTCTGGAGCCTCTGGAATTTCATCATTATTGCCCAGTGCCCTAAGCTCATTTAATGACATTTTCTCCAATGAAATTTTCTCTTTTGCTAAAATGGCTTCATCAATAGATTCTTGACGAATTCTTCTTTGCTCATCTTCCCAGTCCAAACCAAGAGAACGATACAAAGTATGAAGACTGGCTTTTTTATTGTTCGTGTCTTGAGTCATGTTCATAAGATTTTGAATGTAATCACCCATATCGAACATGCTCATGTGGTTCCAGTCAATTTCTGGAACAATTAATCTTTTCTCTTCGCCATCATAATCATAAAAATCATTAATAATGCTAATTGGTGCAAATATTTTTCTTCTTAACCAATTCGTTAACATGTTTCTAAATTGAGTATATCTCTGACGCAATACATCTAATCCAACCGAGCCGTTAGCATATGTTGTATCACTGCCGCCATCCATGATAACAGAAGGCACCATTAATGCTGTAAATATTTCTTTTACTAATTGAGCTACAATACTTGAATCATCATAAATTGCCCCACCGCTACCAATTTTTTCTACCGCAACATCTTGATGGGTAAATATTTTAAAATTTCTATCGGCTTCGGCAGCTTCCCAAATGTCACGATAAGAAGAAATGTCTTCTGGACTTGGTTTAAATTCTGTGCTTCCAATTTTAACTAGTGTTAAAGGATTGACCATTGATACCGCTTGAGTGTATTTAGCTTCTCTAAATTGATCAAATAGCATCAGAGCTTTAAATGCAGGCACGATTAATCCTGTACCGCGAGTTTCGTAGGGCGAAATTCTTCGGGCTAAATGAGAACAATTAAAGTTATCTAAAGGAATATTTTCACCTTTTCTAACTCTTTCTACAATTGCCGGATCTAATTTTGATCGCTGCATAATATCAGCAGGGGAATTTCCTGTAATAATCTTTTTAAGATTTTCATCAGGGCGCAAGCTAATTACTGGATCTCCGCCTAAAGAATTTTGAATAACAACATAATCTGGATTTTGAATAATTAATCGGCTCCATTTGCCTTTATTCTGATCTAATTCGGCATATACAATAGCTTCACCTAAAATCCAATATTCTTGAGCAATTTGAACAATCATATCCATTAAATTAATTTCTTCAATCATTTCTGAGAAGAATTTTTCAACTTTTGGATTTTTACATTTAATATTTAATTTTGCTACTGGATAAGTGGAGTGCAGCGTACATGCATTATGAACAAACGGATTTAATGCAAAGAATGCACGGCTCCAAGCATTAATAGTTGCTCGGTCTCTTGGAAGGCTTAAATTGCTATATAGCCATAAAGGAGAGTAAACCTCGCTAGCCTGATGTACTACTCCACCGCCTCCACGCCAACTAGCACCAGCGCCGCCAGTTCCCATGGAGTCATAATTACTTGCTTTTTTAGAAAACCCAGCAGAGATACCGCTCAAATATGAATTTGGATTAGCATCTGCCGACTTAGTTACGCCTTTTTCGACAAATAAACCTTTATTAAGTTCATCTTCTAACATGGCTCTGCGATATTGAGAAACGTTTTTTGCCATGTTATTTGTAATAAATGGTTTTAAATCCTGTCGAGGAACAAAAGAGCCATTTTTAAATTCAGTCATTACGCAACCTTCCTGATAATAATTTCATATAATGTTAAGCGCTGGTTAAACTAACTATAACCTAAAGGAGTTACAGATCATCTATTGAAAATGCTATAATAATAGTCTTTTTAAAATCTGAATTTTAACTCTAAAATGGCTATCATATAAATGAAAAAAATATACATACTAGACACTTCAGTACTCGTTCAAAATCCATCGTGCCTAAACGAAATATCAAATTCGACATTAATCTTACCAATTACTGTATTGGAAGAGCTTGATAAATTAAAATCTTATAGGGAAGAAGTTGGCAAAAACGCCAGAATGTTAATCAAACAAATTGATAAACTTTCTTCTGAAGGTGATTTCCAAAGCGGAATAAATCTTCCATCTAATTCGATATTAAAAGTTGATGTTTCTGATGAGGGCTTCATAGGAAAAGATGAAACCTATGGAGACAATAAAATCTTAGCATGTGCCTTAAAATATAAAAAAGGCAAAACTGTTCCTACTCTTTTATCTGCAGATCTTAATTTAAGAATCAGAGCAAAAGCATTAGGAATAAAAGCTGAAGATTATATTGAAAAAGGAGCAAAAACATCTGAGTTTTATTCTGGAATTGCTCAAATTCACCACGAAGATGCTTTTCAAGAATTAATGGAAAAAAGTTCTTTTAATCCAAAAAACTACAATATAAAATTGTTACCAAATGAATTCGCTTTGTTTGTAGATGAAAATGGATACGAACTAGGATTGGCTCGAAAAGTATCTGATGACAAAGTAAAGCTTGTAAAAAAACAAAGTGTCTGGGGAATTCATCCAAGAAGCAATGAACAAGCATGTCTTGTAGATCTATTAATGGACTCTAGTCTTCCATTAGTTACCGTTATGGGTCAAGCAGGTTCCGGTAAAACGTTGGTAGCCTTAGCAGCAGCATTAGAGCTAGTACTAGAAAAACAAAAATATGATAAGCTAATTATTTATCGCCCAGTAGAAGTTATTGGAAAAGAACTTGGCTACATGCCAGGCAATAAATATGAGAAAATGGAACCATACTTTCAAGCAATCTTTGATTCTTTCGAAGCCTTATTAGCTAGTAATACTGGTGGAAAAGATAAAAATAAAAATACTTTAACCTGGCGAGATAATTTAGAATATTTTATTAAAAAAGATAAAATAGAACTTGATGTTCTTGCTTATGCTCGTGGTAGAAGCCTTGCAAATGCGCTCATTATCATTGATGAGGCTCAAAATTTACCAGCTAGCGCCGCCAAAACATTACTAACTAGATTGGGCGCAGGTAGCAAAATTGTATGCACTGGCGATATTGAACAAATTGACGTAAATAATTTAGATGCTATAAATAACACTATCAGCACAATAGTAGAAGCTTTTAAAGGATCTAAATTGGCTGGTCATATCTCTCTAGTTAAGGGAGAGCGTTCAGAACTTGCTAATGAGGCAATTAAATTACTAACGTGAAAATCATCTCCATCTAGGTAAATAACCTAAAGTAATTGGAGGATCTTTACTAGCCCCGGCTTCTTTATAGTTGTCGGGGTTTTTAATTTTAAAATTATTGCTTGCTAAAGATAAAGCTCCAACATAAGCATATGTTAGACCCATAAGACCGTCATTGGGAATATGACCTTTTACATATTTAGTCATAGGTTCTCCGCTGCGGTCATAAGTTACTTTGGTGTCCATGCTAGCGCAATGCTCTACTAGCCAAGCAATTTTTTCATAATCTTTATAAGGAAATTTAATTTCTCCTCTTTTAAATTTTTCAAATATTTGCTCTAATACATAATCTTTTTCAAAAATAACTGTATTTAAATTATCTTCTTCTTTTAAGCGATATTTGCCAGTTACGTTATGCAAGCCGCTTGCGGCTAAAAATTTATGACCATATCTTTTTTGTAATATTTTGCAAATTTCATATCCGAATCCAATATCTCCTAATGCCAAATCTGGATTATAACGTCTAAATAATTGTTCAGCTCTTTCAACTTTATAATCTAAATCATTTTTCATGAACCTTTCAGCCCAAGCAACTCTAAATAATTTCGGACCTTCTTGAACTAAAACAATAGCAACGCTATAAGATTTTCCTCCAGAAGACTCTTCATCCCCTGCTCCTGAATCTTCTACTTTTTGACCCCAATCAAACCCAATGATAATTTTTCTATCAGGACTAGATGACAACCTAGAAGCCAACATCATGGTTTGTTCACCGCAAATCTGATCAATTTCATCAGTGGTAATTGGTTGACTTGTACCAGAATAAAATTCTCCTAAAATTTCATTTCGATAAGCTCTCTCAGTATTTACAGGATGATTCTCTGGCTTTTCCCCAATAACTTTCCATCTTGGAAAATTTGGAATATATAATTGATTTAAATGATAACCCATATATTGGGATTTGGGATCTTTATTATAACAGACCCATTTTCCTCTTTTTGCAGCTGCTCTTTTATCTTGCTCATGTCCGCAATGGACACATTTAACTATAAAACCATGGCTTGGATGAGATTCAGGCAAAGAATCTTCTATCCAAATATTTTCCCAGTCATCGCTCCCTGGAGTGTATAAAGGGAAATCTTGCTGACATTTTTCACAACCTAAATGATAAAATTGTTGATTTGATACTGACCAGCGTTTATGAAAATCAGATCCTTTTTTCTTAGGAGTACCAAAATAAAATTGAACTCCGTCACCCGTAGCTCCATATTGAGCCTGAGTTAAGCTTTTTGTGGCGTTTTCAATTGCGGCAGTGCGCATATCTTGAATTTCATCACCTAAGAAAATGTCAGCAGTAATACCACGTAAACGATCTCCGGTTAACCCCGTTGATTCAATAAAAATGTGGTTTCCTCCTTGGAAATACTTTAATTGCTGAGAATCAGCATCAGGCATTATCCTGGTTTCAATATAAGGTATTTTTTTAATTTTATCTTTAGGAGAATCTACTAGCTTGGAGGTGTTAACTACAGTATCAAATTTAGTAACAGAAAATCTTCTTGCCATTTCCAATTGAGGAAAGCAATGCATAATTCGTATGGGAGGCTTGGTTTTAGTACCGTACTGACCAGATGCTAATAAAAATAATTCAATAAATAATGCCGCCATAGTGCCACCGACTTGGCGACCTTTAAGAAAGATGACTTTTTTACCTTTTCTAGTTAGAGCGGTCACTCCAACATATCGATAAATATCAATGTATGGCTCCCAACCATCTCTTAATTTTAAGGGCTTTCCATCAATTGTAAGATATTTTTCACACCAATAAACAGGATCCATTTCTAGGATCTTTTCTTTCATTTCTAGAAAAAGATCTTTTTCTTTCTTGCTCATTAATTTTTCTTTCTTAAAAATTTAAGAAATTATCATTTCTTCTGGAGACTGTGAAGAAAATCTCTATTGCTTCCATCGTCTTCAATTTCTATAATAGCTTTACCTAAATTGCCATCAACATTAGTTGTTCTAGGGTGATTCTTGTTATAAGATTCTAAGCATTTACCAATGAATTTGCTTAATTTAGAATCGTAAACATGATAAGCTTCTAATCCATCATTTTTTAATGATTTTAATAAATCATCTTGAATTGCAGGAATAGAAATATGACCATAATAAGAATTTACTTTATTATTAACAAATGATTTAATTTTTTCTTTTAATACATCAGAAACATCAAGACCCAATTCATCGCTTTCATCTACAGAAATCATTACAACAGAATTATTAATTACTGTTCCATTACCAGGAGACATATCTTGTGCTGTTTTAATATTATCTTTAGAGGCGTCTTCTTTTTCAGCCAATGTTTTTAAATATTGCTTTAAGCCAGTTAATTCTTGATATTCTTTAACAATAGAATCTACTGTTGCATGTTTTTTCTTACCACTGACAATGGAAGAAATTTGAGAATAATAATCAGTTTCGCTTTGACGCAATCTAGCTGCCTCTACAGCGGTTGCACTTGATGTTTTTTCCCATTGAACCGCAAACTCATCAAGCCAAGAAGGAGAGGAAGAGCCTGAAGAAGTAAAATTATCTCTATCAAACATGCGATTACGTGACATAAAAACCTTTATGCAGGGTACTGAGCAGCCCAATCGCCGTTTTCAGCACTAGTTAAATCAATTTCTTCACCAATCATCTTGGAGCGATCTCTCCAGACAGAAGCATATCCCATGTCTTCAATCAAATGAACAACTTCAAGTTTTTGCTGTTTAGTTAGATCGTATTTCTTACAAAGATCCATAAAAACTTCTTCAATATCGTGACCCGCAGAAACAGAAGAATTAATACAAATTCTAGCCAATAAGCTTATAAAATAAGGAACATTAACTTCAAAATGAATAGATTTAGCTTCTTTTACAAATCCAACTGAATCATCAGAGGCTTTTTTCTTTTTACGTTTCATTGGATTTTTAATAGATTCTAATTTTTCTAGGCGGTCAAATAATCTATCAAGACCATCATAAATTTCTTGACGAGCTTTTTCTAATAAAGAAGTATCAACGAGATCATGAATATCTGTGCGACTTGCTTTGGAGCATTCTCCTTCCAAATATTTTAAATAAGCAATTGCTTTTTCAATTCCAGAAATATCTTTACCATTATGACGAGGAACTGTTTTTAATTTATTTTCTAGCCAAGGTAAAAATTTATCATGTGTCCATTTCCATGGATCATCTGTTACTTGAACTTTATCGTCTTCTTCTGATACAGAGAGTTCGGAAGGTTCTTCAATTTCTTCTTCAGAGTCAGAACCTGGAAATTTACCTAAAGTAAATGAAAATTCTTTTTTTGCATCAAATTTAAAATCTTCATCATCACTAGAAATATGAATATGACCTTCTATCTCAGGATGATGCTCTAAAAGCTCCTCTTCATGTTCATTTTCTGGATCAATTTCAATTTCTACATCAAGAAAATGAGTATCTGCTAACATCCCGTCAGCTTCTTCTCTAGAAACCAATTCACTTCCTGTAGGACTTATTTGAGCAATTTTAATAGTCATTTCATAAACCTTTTAAATACTAGTATTCTAAATTATCACGTATTATTAGCAGATTTTTATAGTTTTAAAAATCATATTTTTTAACAGATGCAATTTTTTTCAAAACTTCATAATATTCTTTTTTCACAAACTCTATATCCTCTTTGGAGCTAAGACTCTCTATAGAATAATATCCATAATAGTGACTTCTATCTAAAGAATTATCATTGTAATATCCCAGAGGAAAAGTCATTAATCCGGTCATAAGAGTGCCGCTTAATGGCTTATAATACAACGGAGAGCCCGTAGGCATCTCTATATCTTTTTGTTTTTCAGGATATTTGCAAACTGTTTTTTCTAATTTTTCAATAATTTTATCTGCATAAAAACATTTTTCTTCTGGATTTGATTGCATTAAAATATTATTATTACTTGTAGCTGCCTCTGGAGAAGATGCAATAGGAAGTTCTAAAACTAATTTACCTGCACTCTTGCAGCCAAAAGGAATAGGAAATCCAAAAGGACAAATAGTTTCATCATTGTCTCTGATTATTTTTAAATGAAGATTTGTATCAGCTTTTTCTTTGGGCATATCATCCTAATTTTAAAACTTCATTTGCAAATTTTTCAATCTCTAAAACTATCTCTGCTATTGTTTTCTTTTTGGCACGCAATGACTTTCTTTTATTTAAAAAATCTCTAACACTTTTAAATCTATTCATGCTGCCATGGTAAAAGCCTTCTCCATAATCGTAATTTTTTCTTACAGGACTTGGATAAGGTCTAACATCTAGATCTACTCTCTTTTTCATAATGAAGCCTTAAAGTCAATATAATTTAAAGGCAGAACGTTTTCAAGTTCTAATTTTTTAATTAATTTAATAGTATTTTTATAATTAAATTGCAATGCTTTATTAAGCTTTTTGACCATATATTCTTGCGATACTAGATTTAAAATCTGCTTGTTTTTTATTATCCAAGATTCAACTCTGGGAGATAAATCAAAGCCTAGTTTAGAAGAAAGATAAATCGCTCTAACAATTCTATTAGGATCTACATGCAAAGTAATATTAGGAGGAAGACACGTATCTATTACTTGCTTTTCAATATCTTTCAGTCCTCTTTTTAAAGGGTCATAAATTGTAGTTAAATCCATTGACATTAATAATGAATTGCAGGTAAAATCTCTGCTTATCATTTCTTTATGTAGAGGAGATAAAGAAATTCCTACAATATTCTCTATGTTGGGAACTATAAAATTGCTACTAAAATCTAGTTTTAATCCTGGAAGCATAATGGAAGAATGACCATCATCCATTACAATGTGCTTGGCTGGAATATTTTTTAATTTTTCATGTACTTTCTTTGACAATACATGAACAGTTACATCTCCAGTTGTAATATCAACATCATTTAAATGAATATTTTTATTAATTGCCTTGTCTCTGGGCAAGCCTCCGCACAAGTACGGTTGGGATAAGCCGTTCTCTATAGCTGTCTCATTAATTATCTTTAAAAGATAAATTAGCTTCATTTAATCATATTGCTGTTGTTGGTTTCGTTGAGACCGGAGCTGCTGGTGCGGCTGGAGAAGTTGGTAAATTAACTGGCTGAGCAAGATCTTCCTCTACTTCAATTACTGGTTTTTCTACCTTTGTTTGTTCATCTAATTTTCTTTGTTGTTTTCTTGCTTTTTCTTTATTTTCCTGATCTTCAAGAGAAGACCTTACGCCTTCTAAATCAACTGCAGAGGGGCTGGTTGAAGTTTCTTTCCCTAACAAATCTAATTCTTGCTCTTTTGGATTTTTAATAGATCCCTTTAATTTGGAAAGAACTTCCTCAATACGTGTTAAGGCGTATTGATTGCTTTCTAAGCTTTTAGATGAGGCTTCTGCTAGACCTGGGAAGAAAGAACTTAGATTTAATTGATCCATCATAAGATCAATAATAGCCAATTGTCTTGGAATCTCTCTAGTTCTAAATAAATTAACCAATGTATCCAGTCTTTCAATTACATCCGTAATTGTTATTCCGGATAATGCATTTTCTAATAAATCATCTGTTTTTTTATGAACTAAAGTATCTGCACTTTCTTGAGGTTCATCAACAATTTCAATTTCAGCTTTTGGAACAGCTATAGGCTTTGCAGGCACTGTCCCTGCTGCTGGTACAGGGCTTAATTCTGGAGAAGGAGCTAGTGCTGGCTCTGGCGCAGGAGCAGCCAAAGGGTCTAAGGCTTGAGCCATAACCACCATATTTTCAGAAATAGGATCGGTTCCTTCCAGCATGTCTACGATATCATTGAAGTCAGGATCGAATTCCTCAACTTGTATCGCAAAATTATCATCTGAATTTTCATCATCAATAGCGTTTTGATCACCAAAACCACTTCCAAGTAATGATTTTGAAACTTCTGCCAAAGGATCTTTTGCAGGTTCTGCGGGAGGACCACCAGGACCAGGGGGAAGGGGAGTAATCCCCGGTGGAGGAGGCACCGCATCCATTCCAGGTTCAAGCGGAGGAGGTGGAGGAACTGGATCTTGAGCAATTTTAATTAATTCTCTTGCTGTTTTAGGAAATCCTTTATGAGCTAATATATTAGCTTCTTTTATAATTAAGTCCTCTAAAATTGTTGAACTAGCATGTTTAATTGGAGCAACTTGAACTAATCGTTTTACTCTTTGCAATTCTTCTAGCCATTTATGAATTCCAACATCTAATCTTTTAGACAACTCTCTTTGGACATCTGGATCTGTTGCTAATTTTTCAGCAGACATTAATCTGCTAATAATAGATTTAATTTTTTTATTAATTTTAAATTGAGGATCGTCTTCTTCTGGTAATTTAATATTGGGCTTTAATTCATTTAAAGCAGGTGGCTTGTTAGGTGCGATTACGCCAGGTGCAACTGCTAAATAATTTGAATCAACCATGCCAGGTAAAAACTGAGCTGTTTTATATGAATTTTGATTATTGCCTTGGTAATATTTTACCCAATGATTGAAATCATTCTTTTCCATGCTATCCCAATTTTGTGTTAATTGTTCGCGGGTTTTTGAAATATCATAGCCTTGATTTGCATATAAATACATGGTTTCTAAAGTTTTAACCCATTTATTTATGTCATAAGACTCAATATAATCAACAGAGTAACCTTGAGGATATGCTGTTTTATTGATTTTATTACTCATTAGATAATACCTGATATTCTAATTTTTGAATTTCTGCACCAGTAACTTGCTTTACGCCCTCTTCATTATATTGTAATGTTGCTAGTTTTTCATTTAATTTATCTAAAAAATTAGTTGCAAATGAAGGATCCATCTCTTCCAAGACTTCGTAAATTGCATCCTGTAAAAATGTAGTTCTTTTATCAATATAATCTACAGTATGATTGTGTTGAATAATCATATCTGGAGCTAAATTAATTGTTTTATTATATGTTTCTAATAATTTTAGATAATGCTCAAAATATTTAATTAATACGTGATCTCCCCTAGTAGCATTGGGATTGTCTTGAATAGAATCAAATACTTGTTCCATTCTATCGCGAACAAGCAATTCCATTTTATTAAGTCTATCTTTGATATCTACTTTTTCATCAAGTAAATTATCAACTCTTTGCTTCCAGGTTTTATTATTTTTTAGTGAGCTTAATGCTTTTTCATCTCCAGTTTGAGCTGCTTGCAATTCAGAATTTAAATGTTTTTCATAATTTACAAAATCGCTTTTTATAAATTGCTCAAGAATTTTTTGACTTAATCTTAAGTGATTTTCGTCTTTGTCATTAAACAATGTTTTAAGCCAAGCAGAAATTTCTTTTGCAGAAATACCACTTAAAATTTTAGAAACTATTTCATTTCTTTTAGGATGATTTAATATTGGAGAAAAGTCCATGTAACCTCAAATTAAAAAGCGGGATTCAAAATTGATCCCGCTTTATAATATATCTATTCAAGTGATTATTTTTTAGAATTAAAGCTCATTGGAACATTAACATAGGCATTATATGCTGTTTGAGATTGCAAAGAAATATCTCCACCAGGAACTTTATTTCCTTTTAAAGTAGTGAATCCATGTTTATAATCATAAGTTTTTTTATCTAAAGAGCATTGATAAACATCATCAGAAACTCTGATTAGTTGGTGCCCAGGATGATCAATGCAAGATCTTGTTTTTAAAGGAGCCTCTAAAGGCTTATATTCTTTTATATTTTTGTCTACTACTTTTGCAATTTCGTCAGCTTTAAAAGAAACTTTAACTTGCTCTGAATTTTCGGATTTGTTATTTAAATTTTTTTTTATTTCAGAAATTTTTGCTTCGTAAGCTCTTTTTTCTTCTTCTCTTGCTTCTGGAACTGCGAAAGTTAAAAGAACTTGATCAAGGACAGAAGCCTGTCTGCGAAGAAGGTTATCGCTTGATTTGGAAAACTCTTCTGCTAAAGCGGCAACGGCTTCCAAATCTTTAGGAGTAACTTCTTCTTTTTCTTCTACTTCGCCCAATTCTTCTTTTTTAGATTTGCAGAATTCTTCAAATTCTTTTCGCTCTTCTTCTCCGAGCTTGTATGAATTAGATTTGCAAATATTATCAATAGCTGTTGCGCAACCAATAAAACACCCGGCTACAGTTTGTAGCATATCGGGACTTACTTGGTCTGCCAAATCGAGAACTTCATGATCTCGATTTAAAAACATGCAACGTAACTCTTCAAGTTTTTTTAATAGTTCTAACATCAGCAGTTCCAATATACTTTTGAGGTTACAAAGTGAGCTGATTCTGTACCGTCTTCCATTCCTTTACGGTGAAGCGGGCGGCACTGACCAAATTTATCTTGGTACACTTTGCCTACTGGAAGACCGGTATGGCTGCAAATTAAACTTGAACTATTTGCAGTCTTTATCGTATGTGAGCATCCAGAAGATGCCTGCTTATGAAGATTAAATTCACCTTTAAGGGCTTGTTTATAAATGGCAAATGCCATGTTGTAGAAGTGAGCGTCTCCAGCTTCACGTAGAATATGAAGAGCATCTTCTGCTTTTTCAAAGTTCTCTTCTTGTAATGCTGAGGCAAGACTTAAAAATAACTCTTGTGGTTTTAAATCATAAAGAGGAGAAGCCATTGCCATAGCGGAAAGATCATTTGTTTCATTGATAATTTCAGAAATTCCCTCTGATGAGAATTCTTTAATTGCATCTTCTGCTACAACAGTTCTTGGCAATAATACGTTTGTTTGAGAGATTTTAACGGGTACTTTAAATCCTCTGCGACCATCAATAGAGGCGGCATAAACGATTCCATCTTTGTCAGATGAAGCTACTCCTACCTGAGCCTTATATCCAAACGATGCTAGTTTTCTAACAATCATTTCTCTGCCAGTGGCTACCACTTTTTTACCATGATATAATTCAGCTTCACCAGCCTTGGAAGATAATCTCTCTCCAAGAGATTTGTACTCTTCTGGGACCTCGAATTGAGGCATAGCAACATCGGAAACTTCATTTCCTACATTGGGATTGTACAAAAGAACCCCTGGGGCGTCTAAAGAAACGCTATCGCCAGAAGCCGTTTTCATTCTAAATAAAGCTAACTCTACTTCGGATAATGGCTCGGCGGTTTTAGAAACAAAATTTAATACTTGTTCCGCATTAACCTGCATTAATTTACCTGCGTTTTTAACAAGGTAATCATCTAATAGAGATGCCGTTAGTTCAACAATTCCTTCTGGAGTAACAAAGGAAGATGGAATTGCAGGCTCACTGTCTACAATCTCTACTGGTAATAGGACTGAAGTTTCGCCTCGTGGAGTTTCAAAAGAAGCTCTACAAACAAGCCAAGTATCGTTTCCAGCAACCACTTGTGCGAGCTTTGGATTTGCACCAACAGAGCGTAAAGCGTATGCGGTATTTCTTTCGGCAGAACTTGCTGCTGTCTTAGAGTAAGTTTTAACTACAGCATTTTTGCCATCGTTGAATAATGAAGATAATGTTTCAACTAAATTTGAATCTACATCTTTATGAGCAATAGATAATAAATCTTCACCTTCTCTGAAATCTTTTTTAATTTCTGGAGCTTTTTCCTGAGCGCCAAGCTCTTCTGCAAAGTAAGAAGCAAACTTGTTATTATTGCTATATAAAGTGTTGTATATTTTCTTTAATTCAAAACGAGAAATCATTGGTTGGGAGCTAGCTTTTTTATTTAAAAAGTTGCACATCCCAACGATTGTGGCGTCATATGGAAAAACCTCTGCAAGTTTTTCAGCTTTTTTAGCTAAAACACCAGTGAAGAAGCTTTCTTGTTCTTTGACTGCTTCTGCCGCTTTTAAAATAACGTTATTTAATTGATTAAAATCCATTTATGTTCCTAAATTTCATGCAAGTTCAGGATACTTTTTGTATAATTCTTGACGTTCAGACTCAGATAATTGATTTAAAAGTCCTCTAACTAATCTCGAATTATTAGCTAGTTTATTTGGAAGATATGAAGGAACCAAATTTACTTCATCTTCAGGCACTCCTAAATCCTGAGCAGCAAGTCTAATTATAGGCTCATTTTTATAAAAAACATGCAAGTCATTTTGTTTAGAAAGTAAAACTTTCCAATTGCTTTTGGTAGAAGCAGTCTTTTCTAATTGCTCTTCATCATAAAGGGCAATTATGCATTCGCCTTCAGAGGTCTTATCTACTCGCCACAAACCTTCAATATCTGAGCCGTCAATAAAGCGAACAATATCAAATGCTACTTTACGGATTTTGTGTTGCACATCGGCTAATTTATAAACTTTTTGCTCAGATTTATTAATACTTTTTTCTAAGCTTGAATAATCTATTGAAGATTTGGACATCATTCTCTCCTGATCATATAAAAAAATATAGCTATTATTATGTTTAAGAATTAATAGATAATTATTATATATTTTAAAAACCCTCTAACTCTTCTTTTATTTCCGCTATTCTAGCTAGAATTTTCTGTATTTTAGGGTCTTTATCTACTAATTTTTTGATTCTTTTATTAGCTCCGCCATAAGATTTTTTATTTTTCTTTCCATCTTTTTTACCATAATCGGTATTTCCGTGAACGGACTTGGTAACAGAAGACTGGTTTACATTTAATATTTTAGCTACATCAATTTGAGTCATTCCTGTAGCCAATAATTTTAAAACTTGTTGCTGTCTTGGAGTTAAATTAGTTTCTACAATTCTCCAATACTCTTCTCTTAATTGATCGTTTAATTCTTTTAGCTCTTCTTTATAAATTGCATCATTCATAACTCCCGCAAAGCCTTGAGAGTCTGAAAAATCAGATAAAGTATCAGAGTCAAATGGGGTTTCCATAATCACCCATTGATAACTATTGCTTCTATTTGTTGAAAAATCTCTTCGGCGGGACATACTTACCTTATATGTTAGCTAAAAAATTTAAATTATTATTTGATTTAATATGATCATCTATATCTTTTACATTGCTGGGTAAAGATAATTTAATTATATTAGTTTTATCTTTGAATTTATTTTGAAGCTTTCTTATTCCCTCTTGTCCTCGCTCGTCGTTATCCAGCAAAGCATAAATCCTTAATTTCTCTCCGCCGTATTTTTTCAATAAATAGTATTGATAATAATGTAAATCCAGCCCGCCCAAAGCCACCGAATTATAAATTCCATGAGATTGAAGTTGAATACAGTCCAATTGACCTTCAACTAAAATTACAGATTTATAATTGGCAATTGATTCTTTTGCTTTGTTTAAACCAAATAAAATATGACTTTTGCTAAAAAAAGTATATTTATATTTATCCAAGCCTTTGGACTTATATTCTTTTTCTGAAAGCAAAGTCCTTCCAATTAGACCCACTATATTATCATACTCGTCTTGAATAGGAAAAATTAAACTATGATTTTCAAAAAAGCTATTTGTAACAATGGTATTAAAATTATCTTTTAAATTTTTTTGAAAAATTAATTTTACAGATTTTAAATCTTCAATATTAACGTTTAATTGGCTAATATTATTAGAATTAGGAAAATATCCAAATTTATAATTTTTAATAATTTTATCACTTACTCTACTTTTAATATAAGTAAAAGCATCTTTTCCACTTTCTGATTTTAAAAGCTCAGAAGAGCTAGCTATTACTTTTTGTAAAGTATTATTTGTTGATAAATAATTATTTATAAAATTATTAGTATTCATTTTCATTTAGACATGTTTGCAATGAACATGTTCTTAAAATGAGAAGTGACCCTGTGCGGCTCTCGACACTCTGGACAACATAATGCATCTTTCACCAAGAGTGGAGTCATTTTTTTACGACAATTACCACACTCCAGTGCATACGAAGAAACTGACTTCTTAACAGACCTAAATTTCTTCATTGAAAATAGGCTTTGCTTTACAAAATTAGTAACATTTGTCATTTCGCAATCACAGTCACTGCAATAAGCTTGCCTAGTATCCTTATCAACTACTACATCGGTTACTTTTTTACAATCTTTATTTGGGCATTGTAATAAAAAACTCATTTGACATCTTTCTCTAGAAATTTAATTAGATCACTAATATTTTCAGGATAATTTACAATTATAATTACATTATAATTTCCTGAATTTGGAAGCTTGTTTTTCACTATAACTACGTCATTGTTCTTTGAAGAAGATTTAATATCAATTTCATGTTTCCCATCAAAAAGATCCACTGATATTTTGCCACCACGTAATGCTTCTAATAAAGAAATATGCTTTCTGACATAAATATCATTTCCCTGACGAGAGAAATTTGGGTCATCATCTATTAGAATAACAAATGAAAATTTATAATTTTTTCCAGAAATTTGTCTATCAAGTACTACCGTAGAGTTGTGTTGTATTCCCGGAACTAGTGTCAAATTCCAGTTTCCGGATTTTTTATTTTGCTTCGTATTATTGCATACTTTGCAATCAGTTTTATCTTTTGGACACTGAGAGCATGATTCTACCCAATCAACTGAAGTTTTTACCGAACAACCCAGGATAGCGTCTTTTAAAGGTATTTTAATAGTTTTAGCTGGTACTTGGTAAAAATTCATTTGGATTTGTCTCTTAAAAAGCTCTTCTACATTAAAAGTTCTAAAATTAGAATTTCCAAAATTTACCCTGATAGTTTTGTGCTTTCCTGGATTAACGGGATTATTAATTGGTCTATTCCAATTTTTTGGTTCTTTTAAAAAACTATGTGCTTCAGAAATTTCTTTAGATTTCTTTTCCGCATCAGGAGACTTATTAACGTCTGGGTGGTACTTAGCGGCTAATTTTCTGAATTGCTTTTTTAAATCTTCTTCAGTAAACCCCTCTTTCAGCTCTAATAATAAAAGGGCTTTTTTGAAATTCATGGCAGTTTACTCTTTTTCTTTTTTTTCTTTTTCTCTTTTTTGATCCCGGATTCTTTTTCTAATGGAAAAGATCCGCCATTATTTATGGTTAAACATGCATATGCCAATGCCACAGCAATCCCGTCTGCAACGTCATAATTTTCCACAATAGGCTTGTTGTTTTTATTATAAACCCATGGAAATTGAATATTTAACTTACTAGCTACGGTCTCTGGAATCTTTTCTTTATCTGGAACTTCTCCATTTTTAATCGCATGTCTAATAGTTAAGACATTTAAAAGAGTTGGAGGGGCGTTAATTTTATCATAAACCGCAAGCCCTACTGTTCTATTTAAAGAAGCTAAGCTGGTAGTAGTTTTAGCCGTGCTCTTGCCTTTCATAAATAAAATAATATCTTCTAAGGCAACGTGATCTGGCTTATATTTTTCAATTATTTTTTCAATTGCAGATTTTGTAATTGCTAATCTTTCAATTGGATGACCTTTTTTCGGAGGCTTATAATAGCTAGCAATAACTAAATCAAATTTACCATCTAAGGTAAAATCTAAAACGCAAATTCCAATTGTATTTGTACTGGCGTCTAACCCTAAAACTCTTGGCATATTGTGAACCTTATTAAGGATAATATAACAAAAGGGATGCGAAATTAATCACATCCCTCTTATTATTTTCACAATATGATTGTTTAATCAGTCTACTGATGGAAAATCATCATCGCCATCAGCAGATGATTTTTTAACTGTAGCACCTTCAACTGAAATCTTTTTCATGATACGATCCATCTGCTCTTCCACTTGAGCAGGCGTCGGAATTACAAGATGACGTGTAAGTGTTTTATCATCCCAGTCAGCCTTAAGAGCCATTTCTTTTTCTGTAAGTGGCTCAGGTGGACCTGATGGAGTTACTGTATAGTAATTGTTTGGGTCCGCATCGGGATTCTTAACAATATCTACATCGTAACGAAATGGATTTCCCCATTTTTTGTTATCGTTAAGAGTCTTGAGATCTTTGGCAATTGCAGGGGAAGCATCAAGAAGTTTGATTTTACCAACATCTTTATGATCTGATTTGCCTTCGACATCTTTGACAAGAACTGCCATAAGGAATTTCTGCTTGGGTTTATTGCCCGCTTTGCAAAGCTGACACGATCCATGAAGCTTAGAGCATTTAACCGTATAGCCCCACTTACTAACTTTTTTAGCATCTACGCCATCACCTTCTGGCTTCCAATTATGGAAACTGTAAGGAGCTGGAGACGTGAGAACTCGTACAGTATTTACACCTGCTTCTAGTTTGAAATAATCGCTTTCTTTATTATCGTAATTTTTCTTACCATCTTTGGATGGAAATTTAAGATCGTCCCATGCTACAAAACCGTATGATTGATTTTCTTCTGACATAATTATCTCCTTTTTATTTGTTCACTTAGGTCTATATGATAGATTTTGGACTTTAACTACTCGATGCCAAGGTATAAATAAACTGATCATTTCGATCTTTTTTGATTGGGCATGTTGAATTGCTTCTGTCCATGTTTTTATTTGACCGATTATTTTCTTATCTACTTCAAATCCTTTAAACTCAAGACCAAAATTTCCTTTATCTACCGTATGAGTAAAAAAAGTTCGTTCTTTGATTTTTGTAAAAGGATCTTCTACCGTTATTAGATGCAAATGCTTGCTAGAATTCGCATCTAATAATTTCTTATCTACTTCACTCAAAGCAGATGCTTTGATAAAAGCCGGATCTTGATCACTATTCATTAATGTAAATCCTTTATTTTAAATAATCAATCGTCTTCTTCTTCAAGAAGATCTCCTTCATCATTTTTCTTTCCTTTGCCAAATAAGCAAATTCCAGATGCTGATACTTCCAATTCTAATTCTGATACACAATCATCGCCATCGAAAAGATGGTTTTTCTTAACTTTGGCTCTGCTAACGATTCCATGCTTAACTTTAATGCCAGCCCTAGTCTTTGTCAAGTCAGACTTTCGTGAAAGATTTAAAATTATACTTGAAAGATATTCTAGCTGAGCACCACCTTTTTCTTTGGTACCTACCGAGCCAATATTAGCATAAACTTGATTGACTACAAGACAGGCAACTGAATGCTCTCCAGTTTCCTTGCTAAAATATCTAAACATTGTTTTATTTAGTTTTTTAACAGCCTTTGCAATATCACGAGCATCAACGCCTGGTTGATTTGAGGCTTCTTCTGTTTCCTCGGAGTCCTCTTTAGAATTCAAAGAAGCGCCTACACTATCCCAAACAATAAGAACTTTAACATTTGGATCTAGCTGTTTGGCTGCGTGAATTGTATTAGCAACGTGCATAACTCCATCTTGAATGGAATTCGTCTGAATAACTAGAAGTTCATTTGAATTGCCGCCCATTTTTGAATCATAACGTTTTTGAGAGAATTTACCCTCTGCATCCCAAAGAACAACTAAAACTCCTTGAGCTTGAGCGTCTGCCATAAAACACATGGCATGTGTGCTTTTACCAGAATCGGGCTTGCCAGCGATTTGTATAATTTTTCCAAATGGAATACCTTTGATTCCAGTAAGTTTTTGCCAATGGTCGCCCTTTGTCCAAAGAACGAAATCAGTGTCTTTTTCTGGTCGAACAATATTTGAGCCTGAAGAAATCTGTTTAGCCAGACCTGCATCTGACTTTCCATATATCCCCCGAGCTTTATCAACTAATGCACTAATATCAAATTTTAATTTTGAAGTAGGTGAGCTGCTTTGTTTTGTTACCATGATTTTTTCTCCTTTTGATGCTTTTTAGCCTGCTGGCGCATCATTGCGTTTTGTTTAGGTTTCTAAAAAAGATATGAGAATCTTTTAAAGTGTTAAAAATATACTGCCACTTTTTAAACTCTTTATGAGCAACTGCTGAGTTTGATTTGGCTTCTTTTACTTCTTGTTTACTATTAATTAGTTCTTTAACCTGAGCTTCAGTAATTTTTTTACTTGGCTCTTTGTTTTCTGCCCTAATATTAGTAGCTACTTCGGCTTCTAAAAAGTCCAAATCATTTTCTCGTTGTTTTACTTCAAATTCAGCGGCAGATAAAATATCTGCTAACAAAATCTGAGCTTCTAAAGAGGCAGCCGCAACGACATCAGATTTTACAGTGTCAAATGTGCCAGACTGAACGGCTTGTACTTGATTTAATACAAATTCCACTAAATTTTCAATGCTTCTGTTTTCCATAAACTTCCTTTATTTTTTTAATTCTGAAATAACTGTTTTCGCCTCATCAATAACTCGACGAGCGTCTTCCATTAAAAGATCGAATTGCTGCGTGCTTTGACGCAAATGCTGATGAACCATTATGGATATTAAAAATAAAAATACCTCCATGCTGGCATAAGGCTTGTTTGATGGTTTTAAAAAAATAATTAAACCATCATCATTTGTTTCAAACAAGCCTTTGAACAAATCTTTTCCCTGAAAAGTAGGGGTATCATATGCTTTACATATTTCTTGGTAAAGTAAAAATTCGGAGTCTGTTAAATCTACTTTTTTATTGTCTATAATTCTTAACATTATCTTTTAAATCCTCCGCCACCAGATAACATATTTTCTTGTCTCTGAAGGCGGTCCATTCTTTCACTTTCTAAAATGTTATCAGCAACAGAACTACCAGATTTCATAACCAAAGATTTTAACTCGTTCATTTCCTGGCGACCTAAAGGTCGTCCTGGAACTATGAGTTCTTCATTGCCAAATTTGGCATTCATTTCTTTTGCAGCCACAAAATCATCTTCTGTTGGACTTGCCATATCATCACCCATTTCTACTTCATCGTCAAGTCCATACATGTTTTGTTCAAGATTATTATTGATTTGATCAACTAAAGCACTGTAATCTTTTGATAATTTAGCCTTGGTCTGTGGGCTAACACCAGCTCTTTGAAAGAATTCATTAGTTTTTTCAGGAGATGCAGCTTTGATTTTAGGTTCTTTATTTTTAACTTCACCTGTTGTAGCTCCATAAAATTTTTCAACAGGTGTAACTGTTCCAATTTTTGATAGCTTATAGTTATCTAAAAGCCATCCAGTTAGACCTACAGGATCGTTAGGCATGCGTAACATTGCCTCTTTTAATTCATTATACAGGTCTTTCATTTCGTCATCATAAATTGCTCCGCCACATCCAGGACAAGAATTATTTGCAATAGCGTGTACATATTGAGGCGAAATTTCAGCATTACAATTCATACATTTCATATTAATCTCCAATTAATCTTCAATTGATTCAGGTGCCTGATACTCCGATAATTCATCTATATCTAAAGGATCATTTTTTTCTGCATCAGGATTTTCTACAATTCCATTTTCCTCTAATTCCTCATTAGCTTCTTCTAAAAATTCCATTAGAGTATTTGATTTTTTCTTTTTAGAATTTGCAATCTTTAAAGTTACCTTTTGAGGCTTCAACTGATCTTTAGATGGCTTTTGAGGAAGACCAGCAATTTTTCTAACTTGTTTTAATATTAAGCTTGGCGTTCCTTCATACCAGTTTAAAGCACCGGCAAAATTAATAGCTACACCTGGCTCAATAACAAATTTAGATCCCATAGTTTTCTTGATGTCTTTTTTGAACTTCTCCAAATCATCCGAAAACAATGTCATTCCAATAGAATTTCCATATGGGTCTCGAATAGACATTTTGCCCATTTCTCTACCAAAATTTTTAGAAGTTTCTTTTTTAATTTTAAAAGTAAAGAAATTTTCAATAATTCCTTGAAGATATCCATAAGTAGATGGAATTTCTACACCAAAGCTATCATCCTCTTTGTCTGGAAAATCTTTGATTAATTTTGCAAAATTAACAGCGGACTTGTCAAAAAAGCCTGGGTAAATATCAAAAGAACTTCCAGTCAATCCTTCGCCTAAGAAAAATATTTCAAAAGCATGTTTTTCTGGAATAGTAAAATCTCCTACCTCTGGGAATGGATAGTTAAATGGCTGAGAAATATCATCTGCCCTGGAAAGATATAAGGACAATTTTTTCCTGTAATCAGCGGCATAAAGATACATTTGTTTCCTGCTCATACCAAAGCAATCAAAACAGCCAGAGCCAATAAGGGCATAAACGCTATTGATCTTAACTTTTCTAGCACTAACTTTTCTCATAAAATCTTCAAAAGAAGTATATGGACGATGAGTAATAATTTCTGGAATTGCATCATCACTCATGAATTTCAGTGAGTCAAAACCGGTTAAAAGAGTATCATCATCAATAATGTTGTAAGTCATTTCTGACTTATTAATATCTGGAGGTAGTACTTTTACACCTGAAGCACGAAGTTCTTGTTTAATTTTAAGAATGTTATCAGGAGCATTCTTGGCGTTGGAATTAGCTTCGGCAATTAAGTTGGCTGCAAGAAACTCTAATGGATAGTGAGCTTTTAGATATGCTGTTTTGAATCCTAAGAAAGAATAAAATACAGCGTGGGACAAATTAAAACCATATCCGGAAAATTTAGAAATTACATCATCCCACACTGTAGTAGCAATACCTGCAGGTATATTGTTAGCCTCAGATCTTTCAATAAAATTTTTTCTTAGTTTAGCTGCTTTTTCTGGATTCTTGCCTTTTTCCTTTGTTAGCTTTCTAAGAGCATCTGCTTCATTAAGCGTCCATCCTGCAACGTCTTGAGCAAGGAACATAAGAGATTCCTCAAACAAACCAAATCCATAAGTGAATCCAAAGGCTCTTTCTAATGAACTATGTAGTAGTTCCATTGGCTTTTCACCATTTCTAACTTTGGCAAAGTCATCTCGAATGTCTGCTGTAGCAGGTCGAGCCAAAGCATTGATAAGAGCCAAATCAAGAATAGATTTGGGCTTGATCTTTCTGCAAAGATCCATTGTTCCACCAGAAGTTCCTAGCTGGAAGACAGCAAATGTATTTCCAGATGAAATCAAATCATAAGTTTTTTCATCATACATTTCAAAGTCGAAAGGCTCTTTGGGAAGAGGTTTTCCTTGTTTTTTAATCAATTCAAGACAATCATCGATAATATCCAAAGTCTCAAGACCAAGAATATCCATCTTGACTAAACCATTGGCTTCGGCTCGCTCTTTTTCATATTCAAGAACGATAAAGCCTTCTTTATCTACACGAAGAGGAACGACTTCTTCAAGTTTACGTTTGCCAATAACCAATCCAGCAGCGTGTTTAGAAAATGCTGCAAAAGTATTCCCTAGCTTCTTGGAGTGCTTGTATAGCTGAGGATGAACCTTTGTATATTCGGCGTATAGCGGCGCATTATCCATAAGCTCGGAAACTTTATGTACTTCATCTGGAATTGCGGCTGCAATTTCATTTCCTACTTTAACAGCGGATTTGAAATCTCCTCCAAACTTATAAACCCTAGAAATAGCTCTAGCATATGGTTTTGGAGTTAATTCCATATAGTTGGCGATCTGGGCAACGTATTCATTTCCATATTTTTTATAAATATATTCTAGTACTTTTTCACGATTGCGTTTAGAAAAATCCAAATCGATATCAGGCATAGCTGCCTTTTCTCGATTTTGAAATCGTTCAAAGATAAGATTATATTTTAGAGGGTCAGCTTCGTGAATTCTAGCTAAATAAGCAATTAAGCTTCCGCCTGCACTTCCACGACCATAACCAGTAGAAATATTATTCTTACGACAAAAATCCAAAATATCAGCTACAATAAGCATATAGCTATTGAATTTCTTGCCTGCAATAACTTCAAACTCATCTTCAATTCTGGCTTTATAAGCATCTAGATTGGGCATTTTAGCCCGAGATTCTAGATTTGAATACACGAGATATCGAAGATATGCTTCATCTTCTGGGCATTCTTTTTCAAGATGCTCATGTTTCCAGACAAGAAATTTCTTATAATCAGGCTGATTCTTAACTGGAAAATCAGGAAGCTCTCGTTTTGATGGATTAGTAAAGGCAGGATCAATCCAGTTAGGAAATTCACATTTTTCAGCAAAATACAAAGTATTATCAGCCCATTCTTCTGCCTTATCTTTATAAAGACGAGAGAAAAATGAAACCACTTCATCTCGGGATTTCATATAAAACTCCGAATGAATTGAATCTTCGCTGGTATTGTAATACCTTAATCTATTATTTGATTCTACTGGCTGACCAGAACCAATTGCCAGAGCAACATCATGAGTCTCTGCATCTTCTTTGTATAGATAGTGGGCATCTGTAGAAATAATGACTTTAACATCAAATTCTTTGCCAATTTTGATTAAGATATTATTGACCAAGGTTTGATCAATATAGTCGTTCATGGAACTGACTTGGCGTTTTAGTGCATGAGGCTGAATTTCAAACGCAAGATCATCTCCAAAAATTTCTTTTAGTTTTCTTGCCTGTTGTTTAGCGGTTTCAATTTGACGAGTATTAATAAGCTGACCCAAAATTCCACCACTACAAGCGGTGGTGCAAATAAGATCGCCAGAATATTTTTCTAGCAAAGACCAATCAATTCTTGGATGAGTTTTTTTAAAAGCAATTACGCTATGATTGTTAGCTTCTCGGTGTAATTTTAATAGATTTTTATATCCATTATAGTTCTTGGCACAAAGGATAACATGTCGCCAACGATCATTTTTTGTAGAAGCGGATAGGTCATCTACAAAATTAAATTCACAACCCATAATTAGCTTGACTCCAGTTTCTTTGCTTGCAGCCAAAGAATCATGAGCAGAGGCTAAAGTAGCATGATCAGTAACAGCAATTGCTGACTGTCCTAGCTCTTTAGCTCTATAAAAAAGATCCCTAGGTTTAATTAGGGAATCTAGAAGCGAAAATGTTGTATGGTTGTGAAATGAAACGTAATCTTTCATTTTAAGATAGCTTCCTCCAATAACTGAGAAAATTCTGGAATCAGATCGCTGCCATTTGCAGAGATTTTTAAGTTTATTTTATTTGTTCCAAAAGAAGCAGTGGCTACTAGCCCGCCTTTTTGAGCGTAAAAAATACCTGCATTAAAAAAATTATCAGGTATGACGTACCCAGCTTGTTTGAATACGTCAACCTGATATTTTCTTAATGGCTTGCTAACTTCTAATATTGTAGTTGAACTTCCGCAACAGGACTTTACTACATATTGTCTAACAGCCATCTATTTCCTTTAATCACTTACCGCGTTGTTCTAGATTCCAAACTAGGAATTTAATCATAATCTGATGTTCTTTGATTGGAATTGTGTATGTTTCTTTAAGTTCTTTAACTAGCTGCTTTGCGGCTGCTAGCTTTTCGTCCTTGTCCATGTCTTGTTCAAACTGACTAATCCCTTTCTCTACTTCGATAATTCGTTCTTTAACTTCATCATCGGACATAGATCCGACTGAATCTTTAATAGATTCGGGCAGTTTGTTTAACCATTTTGTTGGAAAATCATTTTTTTCTTCTGACATAATCTCTCCTTAAATCATTCAATAATAGTAGAATTTTTAATTACCCACTCAACTGTAGCCGAATCTCTCATGTTGGCAACAATGCCAAAAATTGATCCGTCTTCAGTAGCTTTTTTAATAAAATCATCTGGATTTCCTCCTGTACCAGAAACTTTCATGCGAAGAGAATTTAAAAGCTCTCTTTCAGAGAAAGATGCATCTGGCTCTGCTTCTCGGATCGAATCTAGAATCAAGCTTAGTTTAACAGCTCTCTCGGCTTCTGTAAAGAGGCGAGATTTCGTTTCAGGTGGCATTGTTTTTAAATCCATGCCTCTATTTCTAGCGACATTTTGAGCTTCCATTTCCACTAACCAACTAGGAACATTGATCTCATTATGCTCAAGTAATCTTACTAAAACTTGATTGGTAAGATCATTTCTTTCTTTTTGCTGAGACTGGCTCATTACGACTGAGCTTGCATAAGACTCTAGCTTTTCATAGGTAGGAAAGCCAACTTTCTGAGCAAATGCATCATCTAGTGCGGCTAGGTCGGTTCTCATGCCCATGTGCAAAGTAACGGTAAAATCAACCACTTTATTTTTAAGCGATTCTAGAGGAGTGTCTTCATCCATTGAAACTTTAAAGTTTTTTGTTTCATCTGGAACCATGCCTAAAAGATTTTCATCTAGTTTTGAGAACTGACCAACGTTATAAACCAAGCCTTCTTGAGTAAGCTCTGAAACTACCTGTCCCTCAGATTCTACCTTAATGTCTAAGGTGATTTTATCGCCTTGCTGGACAAAATCACCTTCACCGTAAGGTCGTGACTCTCCATGCTTTACTCGGAGATTTTGGATCATTTTAGCTACTAGCTCTGTGACGGGCTCTGAGGCGGGTTTTGGAATGCTAAACCCTTTATATTCTTTTAATTCAACGTCAGGCTTTTTCCAGACCATCATTTCACAATAGAATTGATCTTTATCAAAAGATTGCGATGTAACCTGGGGATAAAACATAGTTTTAATTTTGTGCTCAAATAGCAAATCATTATAAGCCTCAGAAACTAAATCTTTGGCAGCTAAAGAATCAATTGTTGATTTCATTTGCAACTCAATGGCTTGAGTTGGGGCTGCTCCGGGTCGAAATCCTTTAACAGGAACTTTTTCTTTTTTAATTCTGTCAACGACTCTTAATCGAGCTGCTTTAACCTTTTCGGGCTCAGCAACATAATGAACATTTAATTTACATAAATCAACTTCTTGCACTTGAATAGTCATACTAACTTACCTTTCAATATTATTTGTCAAACCAATTCACAGAACTGTAATATAGAGTATTATCTTTCTCGACAGGTGTAATTTTTGTTTGTTTGGGAGCGATGGAGCCTAAAAATTTAGCCCCATCGTGACAGTTTTCTAAATAATCACAATAATCACACAATCTACTTGGGCTAGGTTTAAATGCGGCTTCAGTTCTAATTAAAGCTGCTTTTTCTAGATAATAATCTTCCACTTCTTTTACATCGTCAAGAGTAAATTCTTTAACAATTTCTTTAAATCCCATTTTTGCCATAATGTAAGATGTTCTAACTTTTTTCAAAGACGGGTCAGTTAAAAACATTACGTAGGCATAAGTCTTTAATTGAAAAAAATCATTCTTTAAATAAGAATCATTCTTAGATGTTTTATAGTCAGCAACATGAAGAATCTTATCTTGATCTAATTGAATTTTATCAATAAATCCATTTAGTAATATTGTATTATCAATATTTACATTAAACTCTTTTTCTGCTGCTAAGAAGTCAGATAATGTATTATTTTTTCTTTTTTCTGAAATGTTTTTTAAATAAGTGAAGCAAAGCTCCCAAATTTCTTTATTTTTTTCTTGAGATAGCTTAGATTCATATGCTTTTTTAGCCTTAGAATAAGAATCTTTCATTATTAGATTTAAGGGCTGATCGGGGTTTTCATTGTATTGTAAATGAAAATATTCTAAAACTGCATGTAAAAATTTTCCAAAAGAATGAAACTCCCATTCTTTTTTAGGGAGCTTATCTATATAAGAAAATTTAAATTTGGTCTTACAATCTTCAAATGTTTTTAATTTACTAACGCTAAGATTAAGAATTTCTTTGTTTTTTTCAGGTCTGCTATCAAGCAAAATGCCTTTCATATAATCCTGCTCCTAAAGAAAGGATACCATTTAAATACCAATCCGACTCCAGAAGTTCGGCTTACTGGAATTACATTTGAATAATTGGTAGATACAGTTGGTAAGAATTTTTCTTTTGAAATAATCCATCGTAACGAAGACGAATCGAAATAATAATAAGTTATTGTAGAGTCTTTGGGGTTGAAGTGCTGACGTAATGCAGAGCCGGTGCTTTGTAAAGTTCCTGGATTATAATAATATTGAGCACCATTGTTAGCAATTTCAGGATTAATTAAAGTAAATGACCCCCTATTAATCATTGAAATGTCTTGATTTGCCGTATCGGAAAAAGATTGAAAAATTACTTTAGCTTTTGGATTAAAAAATTTATCATTAACTGAAGTTTGGTCTGGTATTGGATCGGGTAATCGAATAGTAGAATAAGAAACGGTGCCAATTCCTCGACCGACATTTCCTTTTCCATCAGTTTCAGAATAAATAAAATCTAATCTTGTAGCAGTTTGATCTATAGATCCCACCGCATTTCCAGCTGCATCATACCCATCTAAAATATTAGGAATTGCAGAGTCATCAATAATAAGACCCGCAGCAGGTCCAAATGTAGGACTAATATCTTGTAACATGTCTCCAAATGGAGAATAGTTAGTCCCTGTACGATATTGATTGTAATTAGTTACAATAGAAGATCCTGGATCTAACCCAACAAATGAAGACCCATAAGTTTGAGAAAAAATAGCTGAATTTTCTATTCCATTGGTGGCAAAGATTTTTACTGTAACTTTACTGAAGTTGGAAGGCAAATTAATTTGATCAATATAAATATTTGAATTTATATCAGGGGCAGAGCCATCCAAGGTGTAAAATATACTAGCGGGAACGTTAGTTTCTACAGTAAGAAATGAAGGAATCCCTGCAATTTTTTCTAAATCAGATTCTGTAATAATTAAACTTATAGCCATTATTTTACCAATAAATTAAGAAACTTTTTAGTATTCATTGTTTTTTTAGGATTAATCATAAATCCATGCCTATATACGGCATGACCTACTCTTCTTAAAATTTTTCCTAAAGTAAAATAATGTTCTTCTCCAGTAGTCCTATATAAAGAAAAAAAATCTTCCGAAGTTTCAATAAATTCTTTTTCTAAATCTGGATTGTCCTGAAGTCTTGTAAGAGAGTTCTTCTTTAAAAAAAGAAACAAGCCATCCTCGCCATCCTTGGCAAGGATGTCTCGGCAAGTTTTAGAAATCTCCTCTAAGTTCCTTTTTGTAGCCATGTTTCGCATAGTGGTCTTGCATAATGGGTTCCTATAGTTATATATCTTATCTTTAGTAATTAAAACTGCTATCAGATTTTAAAAAACTATAATAGTTTCTACCTCTTTGCCACGAATCAAAATAAGAAGAAGGGGGATTAAGAGGATCTAGCCATATTTTTAAATTTTCTAACTTAATAGAATTATTAAAATAATCAATTTTTTCAGAGAGTTCTGATAAATTATTTTTTATAGAATTTAATTCTAATCTTTTTAGATTATTTTTTTCTTTATGAGCACATATAAATCCGCCAATAAAAGCATCATTTGGAACCGCAGCTGTAATATCAAACTGTAAAATTGGCTTTATGCCAGCATTGCTAAATACTATTAAGTTTTGATTTTGATTTCTTTTTTTGAAATTTTCAATTAAAAAATTGACGCTATTATTATTAATAATAATATTTTTTAAATCAAACCATTGCAAAGAGGTCTCAGAGCTATGATTTGAAATATCCCAGTTATCAGGTCTAATTAAAAAATACTCTTCAGCGCCAAGGCTTTTAAGACCAAGTAATTCATTTTGAAATCGCAAGTCATCGCAAACAAAATTAACGCCAGGACTATTTTGAATTTCTAATAGTGTCTTTTTAACATGAAAATCTGTATCGTGCGCTCGTAAAACATCCGTCCCAACAAATTGCAACAATTTTCTAGGAGTCTCTATAAAAATTTCTTCTTTAAGAAGATAAGTTACGTCTTCTTTAATATAAGAAGATATTTTTTTATAAAAATCAATATTTGTATAAATTTTTAAGCATTTAGTTTCTTTTAAAGTTTGATCGTAAAGATATTTTTTATCTATCAAAAAAACATCAGAAATTAAATTTTTTAAAAAATCTGCAAAAGATATTTTGACATATTTCTCACTTTCTATGAGAAACCTAGATAAAGTGGATTTCCCACTTCCTTTTCTTCCCGCTAAAGCCAAAATAGTCATACCGCTATTACCTCTGCCGTTGATCCAAGAGAGCCTTCATTATTAACTACTATAGCATGATTAAACTTTTCTTTTAGTTTATCCTTGTGAGTAATTACTAAAACCTTATAAGTCTTCTCTAGCTCTTTAATTATTGAAATAAATGCAGAAGAAGAAGCCTCATCTAAACGCTCATCAATCTCATCAAAACACAAAAGCTTAAACTTGGGAACCCCATTTTCCACAGTATCTTTGAGACCCATTTTTAACGCCCATCTAATTACAAATTCTTGACCGCCAGAAAGCTCTGAAGAATCTAGCTCTAAAGAATTTTCAAAGAATTTAATATCAAAAGTATCTTCTTCTTTGCCCTTTTTATCTTTAGAAATAATAAATTGAACTTCTAGCCCAGGCTTAATTTTATTAAGCCAAGAATTAGTATTTATCTGAAAAGCATCTAAAATATTATAGATGATTCTATTAGGGACTCCTGTAGGAGAAAATCCTTGTAGAACAATTTGATAAGTTTCAATCTCTTCTTCTAAGAGAGATTTTTGAATACTAAAAGAATTATATTTTTCAATATTTTTTTCGTTTGTATCTAATTTGTCTTTTAGAATAGCTAAATTGTTATTTCCGATTAATATACTATTGTCTATTTTTTCAATAACAATTTTAACATTTTCAAATTCTGATTTTAAAGATTTTAGTTTAGAAGAAGTGTTTTCATCAGTCTGCTTATCTAATTTTTCAGATAAATTCTTTTGTTTTTCTAAATTTAATTTTAGAGTATTATTCAAAGAATGCAAATCAGACTCTATCATTTTGATAAATTCTTCCACAGAGGATTTGCTTTGAATTAAGGACTGCTCTTTTTCTTTAAGAATTTTTTCTTTTTGCTCTAAATCTAATATTACTTTAGTTCTTTCATCGTTTTTTAATATTTTATTATTAATATCCATTTTTTTGTTTTGAATATTTTCTAAGACAGAAGAATATTTTTTATTTTCTTCTGTAATTAAAGATATTTCTTGCAAGACTTTATGATTATGAGATTCTTTATACTCTTCAGTTATGGACTGAAAGCATTCTGGACATACTTCATCTTGCGGTATTGGAGATTTTAACTTAGAAAGTTTAGAATTATTATTTAATACTAGGGCTTTAATGTTTGTTTCTTCTTTTGTTAAATCCTGTAATTTTTCTTTAAGCTCTACTTTGTCATATGTTGGCAAAGCTAGCGCCTCTTTTAATTTTAGAGAATTATCTTCGCAAGAATTTTTATTTAAAGAAATATCTTTAATAATTTTATTTTTTTCAATATCTTTTTTGTCTTTGTTGTCATTCAGTGATTTAATTTTTAAATTAATTAAATCATGCTCTGACTCTAATTCTTTAGACTGTTTGAGTAACAATTCTGAAGATTTATCTAAAGACGATTCTAAAACATTAATTTCTTGCTGAAAACCATTTAACTGTTCAATTTTAGAAGTTTTTTCTAAAAATTTATCATCTAAAATTGATTGAGTAATTTTTATTTTTTCTAGTAAAGAATTTTTTTGCTGAATAGGATCTTCAAGTGATTCAATTTTGGCATTTACTACACTTATTTCTTTATTTTTTTCAGAAATATATTCTTTTGTTTTTTGCTCTAGTTTAGAATAGATAGAAAGTAATAAAGCGTTTTTAATAATTTCTAATCTTTCTTTTGGATTTTTAGCTGATAGAAATCCGTGCAAATGATCTTTTTGACTAAAAAGATAAATATTATGAAAAGCATTATCATTTAATGATAATAGCTTTGAAATTTCCAAATCTATATTTGTATTTGTATTGCTGCTTTTTGAAATCCATTCATCATTAACTTTTTGATAAAGTTCAAGGATAGAACTTCCCTTTGTCCTAGCTCTAAATATTTTATATTCAATAGAGTCTGTTTCAAATTCAAATTCAACAGTACATTTTTTCTCTCCTCTTCGGATAACTCTATCTACCGTTGAAACATCATAGGTTCCAAATAAAGCGTATCGTATCGCCCTAAATATGGTAGATTTGCCCGCAGCGTTGGATAATGACAAGTCTCCATTGTGCTGACCTAAAACTAAAGCAGAATCAAATTTTGAAAAATCAATTTCCGCTTCTTTATAAGTCATAAAGTTTTTTATATTTAATTTTAATGGATTCATTTAGATAAAACCTCGTCAATGATATTATTTGCCATATCTAATATTTTAGGCTGCTTTATTTCGCTGATTTCTCTGGATTCCAACCAATCTTTAAATGCATCTTTGGGTGACATTGAAGCGTTTAAATTATTTCTTTTATCCGTAGATACTACAGACTTTGCGCGAGACTCTGTAATTCCAGTCAGATTATGAAGAGAGTATTTTTCTAAAGTTTTACTTATTACTTTGTTATCTATTTTTTGCTTAGGATCTTCAAATTTAATTTCTAAATTAAGAATTGAGTCATATAAAGTGCGTTTAGACTCTTCGACTTCAAGTATGTTAAGCAAATATTGAGTCGGTTCAACTGATTCTGGAATAATAATTTCTATTTTTCTCAAGGGGCGAGTAGGAACGTCCAGCTTAACAATTGAAAAATCTTTATTTGAATCGTATAGATAAATGATTTTATCATGATTAGTCTCTCCAAAATCAGAGATGTCTAAAGATCCTACATGACCCACAAAGGGAGACTCGTTCATGACTTGAGGTTTATGTATATGCCCCATGAACGTTGCCGTAAATTTTTCTGAGAACATCTCTGCTGGACAATGCAACTCATTGTGAAGGTCGTCAATTTCATCTCCAACATACAAAGAGCCATCTAAAGTCAAATGACCAATGCATAAATGAGGAGAAGAAGTTTTCTCTGGAAGAAGATCGTTTAATATTTTAAGCGCATCTTGATTGCTCTGACAATTAAATGACTTTCTATCTCTAAAAGGAACAAATGTAATAAATCCATCCTCAATTTCCTGAGTAAGAATTTCAGAGTGAACTTTGCAGCCAGAAAGCTCAACAATATTAACTAAGTTTAATATACTATGGTATTCTGATCCGATTCTTTTAATGTCATGATTGCCTAAAACAATATGGACTTTAATATTATGAGAATCATAAGATTTTAAATATGAAAAAAATAATTGAATTAAAACATTATCAACATTATAATTTTCAAAAACGTCTCCAGTAAATACTACATGCTTAACATCGTATTCAATGGCTTTAGATTGTACCCAATTCAAAAGTCTAAATTTATCTTCGTTCCTAGAATTTAGTTTTCCAGGTCCATAATTTTTGCCTATAGAAGTGCCTTTATCTAAATGAACGTCACCGATGATTAAAACTTTCATGTTTCCTCAAATTCTTCAAATTTTCTTTTGCAGAAATCTAATCTCAATCTCAGGGCTTCTTCATCTAGACCATTATTTTTGAGTATGTTTTTAACATATAATTCAAAAACTGGAGCCACATTAGAAGCAAATTCAAATGCCTCGTCAGAAAAATTATTTTTCTCTAAAAACAAATGATGAATCTTTGAAAATTCATCTAAATAGGGAAATATAATTTCATTATATGACTGCTGGGCTTCTTTTACAAGATCAGTAATCTCGACATGACCTTTTTCTATTAGCTCTTTTGCAATGTCTATTGTCTGCTTGCCCTTTAAACATGCCAAAAATTGGCAAACTCCCCCTTTTCTAGAGCAACCAAAACAATGAAATGTGTTTGTGGAAATATTAATATAAAAAGAGGGGCTAGAATCTCTATGATCCGGAAATGGACAAGAAATCTTATAAGCCCAATCAGGCTTATGAGTGGACTGTAAAATAATGTTTTGTTTTTTAACAGCAGTTAAGATATTAACTTTACTGTTAACATAGCTAATTAATTTATAATCCTCTTTGCAAGAATCTAAATATAATTTTAAGTAAGAAACATCTTCTATTCCAGAGACATCAAAAGGCTGTTCAAAGTTTGAATTATCCCCTGATGCAGGGCTGCTGCTTTCGGATCTGGGTCTACTTGATAAGATTTGCATAATCTAAGATATTCTGAATACTGCAATTTTTCTTCAGATATAAAATTAATTAATTCAGATTTGTTAATTGTCATTTATTTTCCAAATTAATTAATTTTATTCTTTTTTAGAATTTAAATTAATTTCTTTTAACTGATTAATGACATAATCCATCTCGTTTAATCGGTCTCTTACAATTAAGAGAGATTTAAAAAACAAGGTATCTAGTACTAAAGATCCTGCACCTTCAGACTCATTTGGATCATTATTAACAGCTGTAGCTAAGAAAAAAAGATCATTGCAAACTTGTTTTTCTACATCTTTTTGAATAACGCTTTTATTCGAAGATAAAGTCCTATCATGCAATAAAGATAAGAATTTTTGACCTAATTCTAAAGCCTTTTTATTTCTATCAACCTTATCCGATATGGCGTCTTTGACTTTTTGTTCAAAGTCTTTTTTAGTGTCTGGCTTAGCGTTAAATCTTGATTTGGCATTATTAATTTTTAAGCCACTTCTTGGATTAAACCCAGCTTCTTGTGATTGAGGTTCTTCCTGTTCTGTGTCTGGTTCTCCAAAAGCTTTTTTCATATTGCCCTCTTAATTATTAAAATATATGTGCTGATGATCTATATCGAATTAGATGCTTTAATATATTTCGAATTCGTCATCATTGAATTCGTCATCATAATCATCTAAGCTGTCGTCCTCGTCATCAGCCTCCTCTTCAATAACTTCGGGTTCGGAGATTTCATCTTCTTCCGGGAAATGATTAGGATCTTCAATTGTTGTAACAAACTTAGAAATATCTACATCCCTTGAGTTAATTAATTTTGACAACATATTAGCTTCATAATTTAAACAGTCAGAGCAAATCAAAGACTGATAAGAACGTAATGGGGAATCGCAAGCCATACAATATGACTCTCTGACAATCAGATGGTCAAACTCATCATCTTCGTCTGTGTCTGAAAAATCAGTCTCTACTTTTTCGAAAAGATAATCGTCATTTTTTATTTCGGTCATTTTTAAGCATTCTCCTTATTTTTGGATTAATTTTAAAATATTAGAAGAGGAATTATTTTTATCTAAAGAGCTTTCAATTTTTTCACTGGAAAGTTTTAATACAAGACCGCAAATTTTATGGTCTATTGCAAATTTTTGATAATTATTATATTTTCTTTCAACCCAAACTGGTGATAAAGGGCTTTCAAATTTTTGTCTAAATCTAGATAAAAAATTTCTTACAGCATTATAGTCATACAAGGGTTTGTCAAAAAGTTTACAATTATCTAGATAATTCATAATTTCTTCATAAGAAAAATGCTTTTTATCAAAAGAAAAGATTTTGTTTTCTATCCCTGGACAGAAAACAAAATCATCATCTTTATATCCGTAACAGCCCATGGCAATATGAATTTTATAATTTGAATTCATGGGCTGCTAAATTTTCATTTGGTCACTGATTTACGGCTAATAACTAGCATTCCGTTATTTGTAGTTTCAACGTCAAAAGCATCTACACGAACTTCTCCGCCCAGACCATCACGTCTTACATTTAACTTATCTTCAATGAATGCAATGCTAGCTCCAGGTGCTCGCAAGCTAAGATGTAGCTTATCTGGAACAACGTCAATACGGGCAACCAATTCTTCAAGCGGCTTTGAAGTTAAGCCAAACATAGTAATTGGAGTTTTTTTAATTTGATCCCATAGAGTATCTGCTTCTGTGCGAGATGCTGTCTTTACAGATTCCGTTTTTGTTTCGTTTTTACTTGACATAACTTACCTTTCTTAATTTTTCTTTAATTAAACTTCTTAATGGAGTTATTAAGACATCCCCTTCAACTATATCTTGAGTGCCATTAATTTCAATAATCCAAGAAGGAAGAAGGGTTACTACATCATCATAGCTACTATCATCTTGATGTGAAATTATTGAAAAATTAATGTTAAAAAATTCTTTTTTTAAAGAAGAAAACTTGTTAATAAGTTTTTTGTTTTTTAAATTCTGACAAACTAAAATAATTTCATTTCTTATTTGAGATGACATTTTTAGCTTCATCTTTTAAAGATTCATCTGCTGCGGCAATTTCATCTAATGAAACTAGATTCTTATCTATAAGGATCTTTTCAAGAGCCGCTACCCTCATAGCCATTTCAATAATTAAATTTTTAAATAAAACTAAAGATTCTTCTTTGCTTAATTCTGACATAATTATCCTTTTAAAATATCCGGTAGCACTACGCCATTTAAATGATCTATTTCATGTTGAATGCATACTGCTGGAAGCCCAGTTGCTATAAATTTTTTAGGAGAACCAAGAAAATTTTCAACTTTTATTTCTTGATACCTTTTAGTTCTTCCAGACATCCCAGGAAATGACAGGCACCCCTCTCCATCAAATATGGAGAGATCATATTTCTCAATAATATTTGGATTTACTAAATCTGCGTAAAAATAATTAGATCCTACTTTGATTCTAATTATTGCCATTTTTTTAGCAATTCCAATTTGAGGACAAGCTAGCCCTATTCCTGGGAAGCCATTCTTTTCAGTTAATTTAAGAGCGCTTTCTAATAGATTTCGTAAATCATCGATTTCACTGGGTAGAACAGGCTCTGAATTTAAACCTAAATTTCGTACCTGTTCTTCATCCGTGAGAATCATGACTTCATCAAATTAAGAGTTAGCTCTTTGCCTTCCCAGGAAATTTCTCCATCAATTTTAAAAGAATTCTCTGGGAGATAACTCAAAAATTGTTCAAGCGTCTTGGTTCCGACTTCTTGATGAGTAATTGCCCTTCCGGCAAAGAGTATTGCAACTTTCACTCTAAGATTATCTTGTAGAAATTTATTAGCTTGTTTTGCTTTAATTTCTAGATCGTGATTTCCGGTTGTAGGCTTAAATTTAACTTCTTTAATTTTGATGGCAGATTCTCGCTGCTTACGATCTGCTTCTTTTTTCTTTTTAGAAGTTTCATATTTAAACTTACTAAAATCCATAATTTTGCAAGTAGGAGGTCGATCTTTTGATGGTGGACTTAGCTGAACCAGATCAAGCCCTTGTTCTTGAGCGAGTTTTAGAGCATCTTTTGTAATTAAAAGACCCAAATTTTGGTCATCTGAATTAATGCAGATGACTTTTGGAACACGAATATTAAAATTAATAAACCAACGGTCACGGTCACGGTCACGGTCACGGTCAATGTTTGATTTCATAAAGTGAATGATATACTCCTATGCTAGGCTTTCTTTATTTGATTTAAATTTCTGCTGATCTTTAACGTAATCCTGTAATACAGGATGTGTAGAGTATAACTCTTCCAGACCCTGCTGTAAAGCCTCGACGACTTTCAAGTCTTGAATAAAATGATCCCCAAATCTGGCGTCCAAATATAATTGATCTTTTAGGGCTACATAAGTGGCTTCTGCCATCATGCAAGAATCTTGAAAGGATAGAGATTTTATCGCAAATTTATTGACAATAAAATAGCTATCCCCTTTCTTCAAAAGAAATTTATCCGATGAGCTATCGGTTTTCTTCTTCGCCAAAGATTTGGATGATTTCGACCCTTTTTTCTTCATCGGATTTCTTTTCTTTTTTAAACTTAATCGGACCTATTTCTTCCTCCAAATACAGATATTCTACCTTATATTTTTCAGTCATAGCTCCTCCTAATATTTTAATCTTTCACATATATGCCATTTAATTATATCAAAGTCCGACTTGGACACTTGCAGACACAGAAACATTGGCATTTACATCTATAGCTACACTTGGTCCTACAAATAAGTTGTCCAATAAAGGCAATGGCTCCCCTACATTATAATTAATAGGAGATATAACAACAGCAGGAGATAATTCTTGAGTATGTGCTCCTAAGCCAACATTTAAAAAGCTAAACGTTGATTGCTTTTTATTGGGACCATAAGATAATAAAGATACCCCTACAGATGGAACTACCTCGGCTCTCAACTCAGGAGTCACATTAACTCCAATTCCCGTGCCTAAATATAGCTTAGGATTAAACCAAAACTCAGATTCAGAAACTTGCTGTAAAGTTTTAGATTCTTGAATAGAAATTGGATATTTTTTACCCTTTACTTCTACTTCGAACTTATTGTGAACTATATAATTTCCTTCTTCGTCCTGGCTAAGCGCAGTAGTGGAATGATAATTTCTTGGAAAAATTTGTAAACTCCAAGGTTTTTCTTCCCAGGCTTTAAAAGAAGTAGAGCCAAATGGCACTGATAGATTTGAAAAGGGCTCGTTTATTTCTAAAAACTGCTCGCTTTTTAAATAGTTAAACTTATCAGGATTAATGCAAACACCTTGAACACATGGTACATTTTCTGGCGGTTGAGGACCTGGACGAGGCTTAGTTGATGTTGAGGGAATATTTGAAGCATAAAATCCAGGAGTAGAAATTAAAATTTTATTAATAGCAAATAGCTTTGCATTTAAATCTTCAAGATCTTTTTTTATTGCAGGTATATTTAAATCTTCAAGTGATTGATCTAAATATTCAGAAGTAACATATAAAGATTGACTGCGGACAATTGAATCTTCCAACTCTTTCATTTGAAGAGACGATGCTGCAATCTTCTTTTGCATTTCTAATGAAGATTCTTTTAAGCTCACTAAAGAGCTAATTAACCAACCACATAAAATTAACAATGCAATTACTGCAAATATTAAAATATATTTTGTATTGTTATCTTTTTGCTGTTCCATATTCACCTAACTAAATATATATCTTGTTAAAAAAATAGCTTGCGCAGAAAACTACGCAAGCTATTATTGATGCAATAATATTATTATTTTCCAGTTGAACCAAAACCGCCAGATCGAGAAGAATTTCGTCTTGTATGCATGAATTTTAATTCATTTTTAGTAACTGAGTTAACTATCATATCTTCTCTTCTAACTGGAATAATCTGAGCAATTCGCTCTCCAAAACTAAATGACAAAGACGTTTTAATCAACAAAGTAGAATCCGGTAAATATTGAACTGCAAACTTAAGATTATCTGGATATGACTGATCAATTGTTCCATATAATGGATGGCAATGACGTTTAGCGAAGACAGAGGACCTTGGAACTAATTGTAACCACCAGCCTTCTGGGCAAAACACATTAAATCCTAAATTGATTAATTTATATTGGCTTGGACTAATAGACATTCCATTTGGCTCGGCACATCTAACATCCCAACCAGTATCATCACTATTTGCTTTAGATGGTAAAAACATCTCAGGAGTTATCGGAGCTTCGCTACTGTGTAGCTTGTTATGTTTTTCACATAAATCTGTTAAATTTTCATCTAATGCAAAATAAAATTCTGGAATTTTTACTGACATATTCTTACCTTTCAATTATCTGTTTCTTCCTAAATAAAATTTCCAATCATCGTGTACTACCTGCAAACTCTCATATTCATTTATGATAAATCTTTGAGGAGGAGCTGGCTTATTTAATAATTTCATTCCAACTTGATCTAAAGTTTTAGATCCCTTTTTACTGTTACATGGCTTGCAGCATGTAACACAATTATCAAAAGAATTGACGCCACCTAAAGCCCTCGGAATAACATGATCAATGCTTAATTGAGTAGCAGTGCCAGTAAATCCGCAATATTGACAAATAAAATAATCTCTTTTTAATATTGCTTTTCTATTAAACTTTGCAATCTTTGGCATCCACCTATTTCGATAAACTAACCTTACTACAGCAGGGTTGTTAAAGAAAGAGTTTATAGTTGAAGAAGATTCTTCCCAACTAGATAATACTTCTACTTTTCCCAACCAAAGCATTTTTAAAACTTTGCGTTCCGATATAAAAGATATTGGCTCATAAGAATGACTTAATAACAAAGCATTCATAAAATTATGACCCTATAATCCTGCTAATAGAGTCCCTGATATCTTCGCCAGAGCATACTTCATTTCCTATGCATGTCCACCCTGGTCTAGTTCTTCTGGCAAAGATTTCAATTTTTTTCATGTCTTCACCTGGGAACATAATATCTAATTGATCTTGTAAATTTTCAGGTTTCTTAGAATGACGCTCATTTTGATGAAAATGAACGGTTCTTTGAGATTTATTTTTTAAATGTTTATAAATTTTACCCTTTGTACCAATTAAAGCTACTTCATGACAATTTCTCCACAGTCTACCCATTCCAAAACCTAGCATCTCTTGGTAATTAAAAGTATCAAAAATTTGATCAATAGAAGATTTATTATCTAAATTTATATTTTTTAACTTGCTCTTGATAGATTTGAACGGATCTTTGACTGTTTTATTCCAAACAATCATTTGTTTATGTTGGAATCCCCATGACTTCAATAAGTCTAAACCCTCTTGCAATAAAGAAGAAGGCGTCCAAGAAACAATTAGAGCATCATTATCTGATATTTCTGAAATTTTTAACTTTTTTAATTCTTCAAAGTTCAATACGGAATATTGGGAAGATGCTCCTCTAGCTACTTCAGACATATTCAATTCATCTGAAAAGCTCCAAGGACAGTCTATACAAATTATATTAAACTTATTCATTTAGTTCTTTTAAGATGAGGTTTATTTTTTCAATTGCTAAATCTATTCTGGCTTCTTGAATTTTATTTTCTAATTTTGAAATTTTATCTAGAAATAATTCTTTATTTTTTCTCTCTTTAGAGCATTGATTTAGATGTTCAGTTATCGATTCTTTTCTTACATATAATTCTTGCAAAGATTCTATTGGCAATTTATTAAGAGAAGCATCTGAAATTTTTTCATTTAAAATTAAATTAACATTTTCATTAGAAATTTTTATTTCTAGTTCCAGTTTCTTTTTCTCATCCATTAACTTTTTAATATTCTTCTTTTTTGTTAGAATTTCTTTGGATGATTTTGTTTTTATTTTTGCCATAATAATCAGCCTAGCGGCTCCAATTCTAATACTGATTTTTCATCAGTTACATTTATAGGAAAATAATGATCTATTTGAGGCTTTTGAGTAGATGCTGGCTTTAAAATATGAACAAAATAATCTCCTGGGGATAAATCTATCTTCCAACGACCATTTTGATCGGTTCGATTTTCTCCAACTAAAGCCCCTCCCTGAAGACCTTTGTGATCGTAAATTTTCACAGAAGCAAGAACCACATTATTCTGTTTGGAATTTTTGCTTTTAGGGTATTTTACCACCTGGCTAACTCGAACTTTATCAGGTTTTGATGATGCTGCAGAATTGTCAACCTGAGGAAATTCAGACTGCTTTTTCTCCTTAGCTGAGATAATGGTTGGCTCAGGGGGAATGCTTACTGGCTGATTATTTGGCGGATAGCTAGGGCGCAAAGCCATAGATGTATTATTTTTTAACTGATCCAACCTAGAAATAATAATTTTATAATTATTATCTACATTGGCGATGTGTAATAATAATTTATCAATTTTATCTTCTAAATCTAATAAAATATCTGTGGCTTTGCGTTCCATATTAGCTTATATTAATTGAAATAGATATTGGAAGTCTTTTAATAACTAAAATTTTATCAGGATTTAAATTATTTTGAAAAATTAAATCTGCTAATTTAGCTTTTATACTTTCTTCATCTGTAGATGAAAAAAGTACTTGATTTTCAGCTATAATAACAATTTCATTCGAAGATAGCTGATCTAAAGAAGTTGGAGGCTCATATTCTTTTGATTTTTGAGCTGATTCGGAAAAATTATCTTTATTTTTACTAGGATTTGAATTTTCAAAATTAATTTGTTTTTTTGCAGCTTCTTCATAGAGAATTTCTAGCTCTTCCGAAGTTAGGTCTTCTCTTATCAAATTATCATCATATACAGGTCTTTCTGATAGCGGCTCATCATAAAATTTTGTTTGCTTGTTCCAGCCAATATCTTGTTGTCCTACGGAAGGAACTGTGACTTTAGGTGATAGTTGAAGCTCTTTTATTACCTGATTTCTTAAAGTTGCTTGATGCTCAGGTAGGTCAGTTGCCGCTTCAATTCCTTTAAGCTTTCCTTCTGCCATAAGGCGCTGCCATTCAGGCACATATGGTTCTTGAACCATTTGCGCCCGAACAGCACGAGCTGGATTCTTAATAAGAAATTCTTTTTTATTCATTGGCGGTCGTCTGAAGAAGACTTTTTCTTTCTTTCTTCCATCTTCTTATTCTTGCGAGCTTCTTTTCTGGCTTGGATTTTATCCCATTCTCCACTAAGAATTTGCTGTTCTCGCAATTTAGTTAACATTGCTTTTTGAATAGCTTCTCGCTTTTTTCTTCGCTTTTTATCAGAAGGTTTTTCGTATCTCTGTTTTTCTTTATATTCTGAAATAATTTTTTCTTTTTGAATTAAAGACTTAAATTTTCTAAAAGCATCTTCAAAGTCATTATCATGAACTTTAACTTCCAACCCTCTAAACTGAAGTAAATCTCCAGGTATTGCCATGTGGTTTACCCTTAACCTTTCTTGAACTTTAATAAATTGTTATAAAAATTAATTTGTTTTTCTGTGGGAGATAATTTGCCATCACACTCTTTTCTAGAGCAGACCAAGGTCCAATTTTCTTGAGAGTGATAGGCTCGAAGATAACCATTACATTTAGGACAGTTTTGAAAAGCAGTAAATCGATCTTCACTAGCAACTATATCATCATTCTTTTTAGAATAAGTTGATTTATAACTACATTTTGGAAACGATTTACAATAAACATAATGCGTAGAACCAAAAATATATTCATTGTTTTTGCTATTGCATTTAGGACATGAATTAATCGCATTTTTATTTACATTTTTTTCAACCTTAGATAATTCTTCGGAAAAATCTTTGTAAAAATTACTCAAAAAATCAACATATTCCATGGATCCAGCTTCTATCTTGTCCAAAGATTGCTCCATGCTGGCAGTATAATCATAATTCATAAAGCTAAATTTAGAATTTAAATGATTAAAAACTTCTTCGCCAAGAGAGGTTGGTGCCAAGGTTTTACCTTTGCTCTCTACGTATTGTCTTTCTTGTATTTTTGAAACTATTGCAGAATAAGTACTAGGTCTTCCAATTCCTCTTCTTTTAAGTTCTTCTAACAAAGTTTTTTCAGAGAATCTTGAAGGTGGCTTTGTTTGTTTTTCAGAAAGCTTTTCATTATTGATATTGGGAGATTCTCCAACTTCAAGATTAGGCAATATGCTATCCGAGGATTTGTCATCGGAATCCTTGAATAAGGATAGCCATCCCTCAAAGTTTAAAATTCTACCGTGAGATTTAAACTCTGATCCGTTTTTTGATTTAAAAGTGATTGTTGTTGCGTCGTATATTGCTGGTTTTAGCTGAGATGCTAAAAATCTTTTCCAAATTAAATCGTATAATTTCTCTTCATCTTGAGGCAGTCCTGAACTATCAGGCAAATTATTTATATCAGTGGGTCGAACTGCTTCGTGTGCATCTTGAGCTTCAGCAGAGGCTCCATATAAATTAGGTTTAGATGGAAGAGCATAATGTTGAGCAGATAAATAATCTCTCGCTTGAGAGATAGCATCATCAGATACCCTAAAAGAATCAGTTCTCATGTAGGTAATTATACCCTTTTCGTACAAAGATTGGGCTAATTTCATTGTTTTGGCACTGCCAAATCCCAAAATTGATGAAGAAGATCCCATTAAAGCAGCGGTATCAAATGGAGGAAAGGGATTTTGCTTTTTTTGAGATTTATCTAAATTAGATACTTTAATTCCTGATTTTAAGGATTCTAATACTTTTTTACCTTTTTCTGCATCAGTAATTTTATCTGAATATTTGATTTCAAAATTAATTTTATCTTTTGAGCCATTTGCCGTTACCGTATAATAAGTTTCCGGTTTAAAAGATTCAATTTCTTTCTCTTTTTCTACAATCAACTTTAATGCAACAGATTGAGTTCTTCCAGCTGACAAAGAAGTCTTAGACTCTTCTGCCTTTCTTAAATATCCTGAAACTCCAAAACCAACTATACGGTCAATGATTCTACGAGCTTGTTGGGCATTATAAAGCTGTTCATCAAGTCCTCTAGAAGATTTAATTGATTCAAGAATAGCTTTTTTAGTATATTCTTTAAATAAGACTCTTTTAATTGGTTTGTTGAATTTTTTTAATTCCTCAGATAAATGCCAAGAAATTGCTTCGCCCTCTCTATCAGGATCGGAAGCGAGCAATATTAACTCAGCTTCTTTTGCAGCTTTATTAATATTTTCCATTTGATTTCTTTTATCTTGCAATAAAGAATAATAAGTTTTAAAATTATTTTTAATATCTACGCCCCAGGTGGCTTTGGTTGTATCTAAATCAAACATATGACCAAAGCTAGAAAGTATTTTATATTCTTTACCTAAGTATTTTGATAAAGTTTTTGCTTTTGTTGGAGATTCTACGATAAGTAGTACGCTAGACATATGAATTTTTTCCTATATTATTAGATATGGATGGAATATTAATTAAATATTTCAAACCAACCATCGACAAACTTGCTTACAGCAAGGAGTTGAATTCTTATCTATTAAATTTACTTGTTACTATTGATAAGTTAGAAAACTTGTCTAAAAACAGTTTAACATTAAAATATATTGAAGCTCAAAGCAATTATAATTTTAATTTGTATCAATCTTTAGGAGACTGGATATTGTTCTGCCAGGTTAATATGCCAGAGCATTTAAAAAATGCAGAAGAAAAATATTACAACGCATTAGCTCAAAACTCCTACTATCATTGTTACATTATGCTAAAACGTCAATGGAAACTATTTGAGGAATTAGCGGATATGTATCCAAATATCGTCAAAGATCTCCGAATTTCAGTGAAAAGGTCTGCTTTTCACGATGCTATTGGCAGTAGAAAATTTTACTAATTTTGATTTGTCATTTTCGGCAACAAAAGCTTCTCTGGAATTTGCTTCAAGTATAAGCAATCTTCTGGGGCTGCCAGCATCTAACATCATAAATTTATCATGAAATAATGGAATTGGTCCGTTATGTCCAGAAATTATTGTTTTTTGCCAGGGCAATGACTGATTATTTGCAATTGAATATTTGACAAATTCAAAAAGCTTCCTATCCCAATAAATAACTTCCGGGGCATGTTTTTCCCATGGAATTTTAGGATTGCCGCCGCCATGAATAAAACAAAAACGATCCGTTTCATAAAAATCTAAGCAATTCATCATAAAATCTAAGTGAGATTCTGGAATTAAATTAAATTTTTTTGCAGCAAAAGAGTTTATACTAGATGACATCAAATCAGGTGGCACCTGACCATTTTGCTTAGCAATATTTAAATATCCAGCTAAAGTCAAATTTCCTCCATTGGCAAGCCACATTTTCCATTGGGCAGCATACTCAACGGGCAAATAATTTGGATATTTTTCCAACCCCATAAGCAACATATACTCATGATTGCCTTTTAAACAAATAACTTGATCTGGATATTCTTTCTTAAGATCAATTAAAGTTTGAATTACTAGTGGAGAATCCAAATGACGATCTATATAATCTCCTAAAAATATTAGCATGTCTTTTTTACCACCTTGATTCCTTAATGGTAAAATTCTAACTAAAAATTTTTCTAAAAGATCTACTGCTCCGTGAATATCAGGAATTACATAAATGCAATTTTGGGAAGGTCTCCACTTGCTCATTCATATTCCTATCGATTTCATAGTTTGCTGCAAAGATTTTAGTTCAGTCCCGAGCAGAGATGATACTTCAATTTTACTGCTATTATAATCAAAGCATAAAACTTCTTCTGAAGAAAGAAATACCGCAGAAGACTCTTCCCTAAGAACATTTTTTAATGTTTTATGATTGTTTTTAATATGATTAATTACGCCATCTAAAGATGATAGATTGTATTGATTATCTGGTAGATAAATAGAAAATTTATGAAGTGTTTTACCATTAAAAATGGCAAATTGCATCATTTGAGCGGAAAGAGAATTAAATAGAGAAGTGGAGCTTAAATCATCCATTTTTGAATGACCTGGCATAAACCAAGGAGGAGCTTCAGATTTATAATTTGAAGCCATATTTTTCATGGAAGAGGCAAGTATTTCATTTAAGTCAAAATTTTTCATGATTTTATCTTTCTTTTTTCTTTATTAATAATAAAATACACTTTATCAACTACAGCCCTGCGAATTCTTTGCAAGAAAACTAAAGAGTGCATTTCATAATGAGATGCTATTCTAAAATGTTTTACTTGTACCGGAGTTCCCGCAGATAAATTAGTTTTAATTTCATTGAACGTATAATGTTCAACTGAGTCTAATATATCTTCTCCGTGAGATGAGACAGAGATTAATTTACCAATAAAACATGGTCCATAATCTTTGATTTGCTTGCCTCCAATATAATTTTCTAACGTTTCATTAGGAATGATTCCATTGTCTTTTACTATCGAAGAGTAAGTTGATATACCTAAAAATAAAGACAATTTAGGATCGCAAGGATCCGTAATTTCATATGAATTTTTTCCCTTAACGATATTAAATGGCAAGTAGTTCAACATCAAATCTGCATATTCTTGAAATATTTGACATTGTAAAGGATACTTTGAAACATTTTTTTGATGACCAAGATACATAGTCATTTCATAGGGCAATTTATCTAGAAGATTGATAAATGCCTGATACATTAGTTCTTTTTGAACTATTGTTGCCGTTGTAGCCGTATTGTGAAGTGATTTTTGCTGCTGAATTAAGGTGTCTTTGATTAGAAAGAATTGCTGCTCAAGATCTTGGCTTAAGATAAATTCTTCCTGCTCGGTAATGGAAGAACTTGATAAAAATTTTTCTAAAGAAGAATCATTATCTGATGAGATTTTATCATTTAATGATTTTATATCCCTAGAAGTAAGCGCAACAGGATGAGACCCTGGACAATATTCTGATTTAAAACCTATAAATCCGCATGTATAAGGACATGGAAAAATACCATTATCAAAAGCAGAATCAGGAATCCATTTTTTACAATCTGGACACCTGACACCTTTTTTAGAATGATTGCTAAAAATTTTTCTTAGTTCAATTTTATTTGAAGATTGTTGTGAATTTGCAGATGTAAAATTATCACAAACTTCACTACATCGTTTACAATGATACAGTCCATTTTTAACAGACAAAAATTCTTTATGTTTATCCGTCTTACACAGCGGACAAACTGGCTTATTTACCAACTCATTAGTAGAATTTTCAATTAATTTTTCTGATTTTAAATTAGATAATGTTTTAATTAAGTAATGATGTAAATTTATATTATTTTGCCAATGCTTTTTCTTAAAAAGAAAAGTGGTAACTGCCTGGCTAATTGATTGTTTTGCATTTGCTTCAAATGCACTTTGAGCTAAGCGATCACTTTGTTTGGCTGCAATAGAAAAATTTCTAATTACAGGGAGATATTTAATGTGTAATTCTGGCAAAATCCAGGAAAGGTCAGATTCCGATAGGCTTGGGGCTTGTTGACTGATAGTTTGAATGATATCCATAAATCATATTTTTCCTTTTTTGTTAAGGATTAAATCGTATTTTTTAGCAATGCTTTTAATAGAATATTCTAGCTTTATAGGATCGCCAATCCTTATTGGAAAGTGATTTAGCAACCCTCTTGGGAATTCAACTATTAGATCGGATTCTTGATTGCAGCAAATCTGCTCTAAAGAAAATGGAACTCCAGGCAAGCGATCTACTATAAGACCGTCGCACGCAAAGATCAAGTCCAATGCCATGGGAGTATTTTTCATCCAAAAAGATCTAACAGATTTGTTACTTGGAAAAGCCATAATAGTAGGAGTTATGCAATGCATAAGACCTACCTCTTGTTCTTCTGGGCTTATAGCAAATTTGGCAGGAAATTTTAAATCATTAATAATGACAAAATCATTCTGGCGCATTTTCTTCCGCAGTAGTAATTGGATTTGGGTTTGGATTTACAAATTTTAGACTTTCTAATGTATTTTTCAGACCTCTTAACTCTGATAGATCTGAATATTTAATATCTATTTTATGTTGATTTTTTACCCTGTCCTCTCTGCGCAAGAATGAAGAGTAAATATCTCCTAATTTAAACATATTATTCATTAATTTAATTAATAATTTATTTAAATTTTCAGACAAAGTTAAGATGTTGACGGGCGAGCTGTTTGGATCTTCTAGTGCATTTAATAAGCTAGAAATTTCTTTTCTAAGCTCTTTGGACATCTCATAAGTGTCTAATTGAACGATATCAAAGCTATCCGGCACTTTGATAGGGTCTAAATTAGCTCCTATATATTGAGACCGGAGCCAGTTTTGAAAAGAAGCTTCTTTAATAAGAGAATAATCGGAAAAATGAGATAAGACACTGAGAAATCCAGCTTTTTCATCAGGAAAAATTTCTATTAATTTTTGAATTAATTCTGCGAAAGAAGAATCATTAGGAATATCTTTAAAACTTCCAATAGGGGTTTTTCCTGTTCCTAATTCTCCAAAGCCTTGACCTTCAATATAAGGCTTATTTACTTTAATAAAATTAACAATTTTTCTTATTTCTTTATATAATTCTTTAAATCGGTCATTTTCTAATGCTATTTCATTAGCAGTCATGCGCTTTGTCATTGGAGCTAAAAATTTCTTATGATACTGCTCATAACTTTTAATATACGTATCCAATTGACTTAAATAAACACCATCTCCAGAATAAAGATTTGGAGAATTTAGTATGCCTGCTACCGTAATTTTAGCAGAAATAAAATCTCCAAGAATTTTATTAATTTGCTTGTCATTAAGCACTTCTTTAACAAGCTCTGATAAATTTTTTCTACCTTTGTCCTCTTCGGCATCATCTTCTCCGCCTAAATCGCCCTCCTCAATTGGCTTACCTTCTTCGCTCTCATCCCCATCTTCATCTTTGGGCTTTGGCGCTTGAGGTAATTCATTCTTTTTCCTAAGAGATTCGAGTTCTTGATATAATTTTTTATTTTGCTTTCTAAGATCTGATAATTCTTGTTGAAATTTACGAGAATTTTCTTCGCTTATTTTTAATTCTTCAGGTAAAAAATCGCTTAGTTTTTTAGCACTTTCAACATAAGCGGCTAAATATTTTTTTACAATTGTATTTAAAGTTGTAAAAGAATTAGGTATTTTAACTCTTCCTAAAGTTAATAATTGTGATTCAAATTCTTTTAATTTATCTAAAATGTCTACCAAAGAATACATCATATTAACGATGTATTTTTTCTGTGGACCCTTTAATTTGAATCTAGATAAAAATCTAGACCCCCACCAAGAAGCATAGCTAATAAGCTCTGCCATTTTTATAATCTCTAATTCCGTATTGGAAGAGGCTTTTTTATCTATGCTTAAAGCATATGATTCTTGTTCTTTAGTAATATTTTTAGCTTCTTCAATTAACTTAGAGGCACTGTTTGCCAACTCGCTAATAAAAGTACCTATTTGGGAAGGTGGAATTTGATCAATATCCATCGGAGGGATCCCGTGCTTGGTATCGCCGGTCCCATTTATGCCTTTTTTCAAAGCAATGACATCTCCAATAAATTTCTTGGTTTCTTCGTTCCATTGCTTTTTCTTAACCCGTAATGCTAAACGCTTAGGGTTTTTTGTCTTGGCTAATTTATCCATGTCATTATGACAAAATATTCTATTTTTTTAATGGAGGTATTTTTTTTGTTGGCTCAATTACTTGATCAATTAATCCATATTTTAAAGCCTCTTCGGCTGTAAAATATCTATCTTTTTTAAAATCTCTTTTAACCTTAGATAAGGTTTGTTTAGTATGGCGGGCAATAATCTCCATTAATGACTGATTTAATTGCTTTATTCTTTTACTTTCATCTTCGATTTCTTCTTGAGTTCCTGATAGTTCAGATGTTTGAACTCCATGAATCATAATTTTAGAATGAGGATAGGCATACCTTTTACCACGAGATCCTGCTGCTAAAATATAACCCGCACTAGAATAAGATTCCCCAATACAAATAGTAGATACCGGAGAAGAAATCCATTGAATTGTATCATAAATAGTCAATAGACCGCTATCAATATCTCCGCCTTGAGAATTGATATAAACAGTAATTTCTTCTTGCTTTACGGCGTTTAACCATAAAAGCTGCGCTGCTAAATTGGCAGCAGATTGAACATGAATATCGCCCAATAAAAATACTGAGCGATTTTCAAATAAATTTTTATATATTTCAGCGTCTAGCCTATGCGGTCCTAACTGTTCATCATCCATGATAGACCCTTGCTTTTAAATATATTCAAATTAATCCGCGTTTTTTATTTAATTCCATCTGCTCTGCACATGAAATACAAAAAGAACAGTCCGGAATTGCTTTCAATCTAGCTTCTGAAATTTCTTCTTCACATTCTTCGCAGTGACCAAATGTGCCTTGAGCAATTTTCATTAAAGAATTTTCAATTTTAATTAGAGATATCTTGTCTCTAGATGAGAGAGAATCCGATAAAGCTTTCATTTGACCTAATGAAACAATATCTGCTTCATCCCCGCCTACATCAGCCTCGTCAGATGCTCGTGATAAAGAATTTTTTAAAATTTTAGCATGTTCAATTAAAAATAATTCTTTAAATTTTACTAATTTATCTTTTGAAAGACCCATCATTTTCCTATTACCTTAAGTTTTGATTAATATTTGTTTATTACATGGCGTGAAAGATAATTAAATCTTTCTTAATTGGAGAGGTGGAAGGCAAAGCTTTATTTATATTGGAATCAACCCTCTCAGAGGCAATAAATAAAACCTCATCATTTTTTCCAACAATATTAAACACTGATCCCTTCCAACCGCTATAAGTTCCAAATCCTAAAAATGAAGAAATATTAGTGGTATTTGGATTAATTGTATTTTTAAATTTATTTATTTTAATATTTTTATCTTCTTTACCTAAAGATTTAACGTCATAGCAAGGACCTATAATTTCCTCAGGATCAATCCCGTGAAGATCGCGGTAGGCTTTTGAAGCTTTATCAGCAGTAAAAGATTTAATTTCATCTTCAGAGGCTGAATTTGGAGAATAAATTTTTTCTACTATAAGCTTATCTTTACAAGATATACATACCCAAAAAATAGAACGCTTTCCCGAAGACGATCCTTCTTTTCTTCCTCTTGGCATATTATTATTCCTTTTGCAATAGTTTAATTTTTTCTTTTAATTTTAAATCGGGCATAAACTTTACCATTATTTTTCCTTCAGAATTTAAATGGTCTAGTTCCACAATATGTAAAGTTCCAAATCCGTTTAAATGAAACTCTTTATCGTAAATTAGTTTTTCTAATAAAAATTCATCTATAATTTTATAGACATCATGCAACATTCTTTGATCTAAAGTTTTGCCCATCCTTGCCCAAACTTTGTCCATGATTTTCTCAGGCTGAATAGTATATTCTTTTCTCAATAAAGAATATCTAGATTTTTTTGTTTTCTTTCTTAGCTTTTGAAACTTATGGTGCTGAGTTTTTGTTCTTTTTCTAACCATAAATCTCCTTTAAAGATTTTTCTATCAGACTCAGATCGTGATAAAATTCTATTATCAATTAGCCACTTTAAAGAAGTAAGTACAAATCTAGAATTTTCTAGATCAGAAACTGATTCAATAATAAATTTAACCGATAAATTTTGATTATCTTCAATAAGGTCAACAATAGAGTCACATATGCTTTTTATATTTTCTGGCAAAGTTGAATAAGAGCTAACCGATTCAACTTCAGGCTCAGAAGAAACTTGAAAATCACCAGTTATCTGCTTTAGCAGGCTGTTTAAAGCCTTCTCTTCTCGTTTAAGATCCTCGATGCCTTGAAGATGATGTTCAATTTCTTTAATTCTGCACTTTGCAGCTTCGGAAATATCTGCAATTGATGATTTCCCAGAATCAACACAATTATTTATAAATTTAGTTATATAATCCATATTTTTTAAATAAAATTACAAGCAATGTCAAATAGTTCTTGATTTGATTTTGCTGGTTTCCATCCAAAGCCCAAGCTAATCATTTTTTCAAATGAAGAAATTAAATTACCCAATAATTCTAATGGAACTTTTTTACCATTTTTATCTAGGATTTCATATTCATTATCAATGAATTTAAAAATAAAAATAATATTATTATTTTCAAGTAAAAGAACGGAAAAATTATTATTTCCTTCAGATAAATCCAAATATAAAGAATTTATTTTAAAATCATTAGAAATGAATGACCATTCAGCACTATAAACTTCATGATGAATTACATTTTTTTGATCGTATTCAACTGGCAAAGTTCCAGTTTGAAAAGAGGAAGTTTTACACATTTTAAATAAATCAAAAAAATATTCACAAATTCCTTCTATTAATTTCATTTTTTACTCAAACTTGAAAAGGTTGAAGAAAATACAGAGAGAAGACTTTTATGATCCATGTTTGTTGGCTTTGGAAGTTTTCTCAGTTCTTCATTAATGAATCCATCATAATCAAAAACATCTCCTTTGTTTTTTCTTAAAGCAATTTCTTGCATACATTTAATTGCCATTTGCCTATTAACTCCTAAAAATTTATAGGCAACAATATGGGCACATAATGTTTCAGAAGAAATATTAGAATCTATTTTTAGATCTTGTTCTTCGCTCATAGAACTTCCTGAATTTAGCATGCGTTCTACAATAAAACGTCAAGCTAGACTTGTCAATGCCAATGTTTCCAAAGCTAAACAATAGCTCTTTGTCCCCGGACATTGTGTTAATAAACTCTTCAAATGTCATTTCTAATATCTCTTTAGAGACTTCATACTCATTATTAGTTTGAGCAGATACTCTGTAGACTAATTCTTTAGAAGAGTCTGCCGAAACAATTCTATGATAATCTTTTAAATAAGAAAAGATGTTAGGTAGTAGATTGCTCATTGTTATAAGCCCTTCCTATAGCTTGATATACATCCTCTCTTCCATTTTGACCAAATAAAACAGAAGTTAATTTTCCAGAAGTAAATACACCAGTGTCTATATTGCAAGAATAATTGTAAAACATCGGACCTTTTAAATTGTTGTCATGCCCCGATACAATATATCCAAATCGACCGTCGTAAAATTTATGCCAAACAGAAACGTTTTTATCAGAAGAAACATAAGATGTTTTACCATCAATTTCTTGCTTTTTTAACATAACTTTTTCCTTTGTTTCATTTGACAAATTTCTAATATAACAAAGATTTAAATTATGAGTTAAATCTTTCCAAGTCATTTTAGGCTCTACTCCCGCATGAATAGCAGTGTATCTGCTTGAATTTGGGTATACAAAAGAAAGAGACAATGGCTGCTGCTCCACCCAATGCAATATTGGGGGCATATTACCATTTTTTCTATATTTTTTTATATTTTTTAATTCATGATTGCCTTTAATAAAAAAGGCGTTCCCCTGATCGGATAAATCTTTAATCTTATGTAAGATAGCTAGCCCTTCATTAATTCCATAACCTTTATCTAAGACATCACCACATACAACTAATTTTAATTTATCTGAAATTTTGAACTTATTAATAATAGTATTAAACTGGTCGGAATGCTCATGAATATCACTAACAAAAAGTAATTTTGTGTCTGAGTTTATTTTTATATTTAAAGTTATATCCATAATTAAGCATCCTGATATGAATCACGAAAAATTATTATCTTGGTATTTGGGTCATCTCAGGTTTCTATATCTAATGTATCAGAATTGTCACTGGCAATGCTCTGGTCTTTCTTTCTATCAACATCATTTACTCTTTCAAAGATTATATGAAGGAGTATTGGGAGATATTGATGTTGCAGCTGAAAAAATAATAGGAGTTTTTGATTCAAAAATTATTGAATTAGACTCTCAAATTAAAATTATGAAAATGCTAGGAGAGAAATTTGCAATTGACTCTTCTGCTCCTATTACATGTTTTAAAACTGCAATAGATGCCGAAAAAGGATTTCAAAAAATTGCAGCAGCTCTTAGAAAAGAGCTAGAATCAAACAACGACCTAACCTTGGGAGTTGATGACATGCTTGCAGCACAGTCTAGTTCATCTGAAGAAAGACTATATTTACTCAAATCATCATTGCCAGAGTGAAAAAAAAGAAGGTGACCATGGGTCATAAAACCCATGGTCACCTGAGAGTAAGAAGAACCAAATATTCCACGTTGCGGTTCACCTCCTAAAGTGGTGGATAATACTTGGCATCGATCTCGTCAATTCAAGAAATTTTGACTCAATCGTCTTCTTGTCGAGCAACAAAGTGATCTGTTACAGATCTTTGTAACTCGAAAAAAATATTTATATTTTCTGCACTAGATATTAAAGATAAATAGTACAAAACTTCTCCATATTCCTTATTATTCAAGGAAGAGATTGCTTTAATTGCAGCCTCTTCTGAAGATATTTTTTCTTCAGAAGAGACTTTTTCAGCATAGTGCCATAAATCTTCAAATCTGGTAAATTTCATGTTGTTACAGAAGCAGTATCCAATGATAGAGTTTCTACATTTTCTAGCTCAGCAGATGCAATAACTTTTGAATCTGCCGCTGGTACAACTCTTCTTTTTCTAACAGGTCGATCAATCTTACTTGATTGATCGATTCTTCCCACAATTTGAAGCTCTTCCTTGCCTTCCTTTGATAGGAACGCAAGGAAGCTAACATCAGAGCAATCAATATTAAAATTAGCTTTTAATTTTGCAACATAAAATCTATTACCATAAGAATCTTGTCTTTTATCTAGACGAACTTTAATTCTATCATCTTTTCTATAAAATGTAGAATAGTGACCGGTATCATTATCTAAATTGGCAATCTGCAATTCTTCATTACCATCTTCAGATGTAAAGATCAAAAATGCGGCTCCTCTTTTTAAATTTAGAGTCAATGGTCCAGACTTCTTGCTTAAATAATAAATCTGTTGATCTTTATCTTCGCGAGGGTCCAATTCAATTTTAAAATTTGACATATTAATTTCTCCAATTTTATAAATAATTTTATAATTTAAAAACCATTTTAGGTTTTTAATGACTATATCTGACTGTTTTCATTCTTCAGATATTCTGATGATATCTTTTCCATTCAATAAAATATTGAATAAAAAGTCTTTATTGTCCGCTAAGTATGGAATTTCCAAGTTAACGGACCACTTGTTTCTTGCAAAAGTTTCATTAGCGCCATCTATGAGCATAGGCGTTCTATATGCGGCAATTCCATTATAAAAATAAGATGGATAATATTCGTGAAAATTAATCCCAGCATATTTTAATAATAATTCTTGTTTTTCTTCAACAGTTTTGCCTTGAATTAAATCAAAAGCTTTCTTTTGACCTACTTTTTTAGTAATTTCATGAATAGCAGCTAATCTCAAAGCTGATTTGTAACATTCTTGCTGTCGATAAATTATATAATTAGATGCTTCAGAAAGATTAGGAACAGCCCAGACATGAGATTTAAATATAGGATCTCCAGATAATTCTGACTCCAAATCCAAAGCAAAAGCAAGCTTGTAAAAGCCAAGGGTAAAAATAGAAGCCGCAGAAGATGCAATTTGTTGAATTTTATTATTCAACCAGGGCTCAGTCTCAAATGATTGATCGTTTCTGATAATAATAGAAACCTCATCGGCAAAACTAAATCCAAAAATAGAGCCTTGAATTTCTGTAATCGTATACAGCAAAGCATCAGACATAACTTTGCTTAAATGACTAGAATAAGGCTTGGGAAGATTTTTAGTTATTTTAGAAAAATTTCTACCATCAATATGGATAATTAAAGGCAATCTTTTCATGATTTCAAAATCATAAGAAGATTTATATGATTCTTGTCTTTCCCACAAAGGTTGCATAATTAATCAATTATAAATTCTTCATTAACATCGAAGAATTTTTCTTTAAGTAAAGATCTGTCTAAATCATAATATAGCGCATGTGACTCGCTTATTGTCCATCCAATCATACCAGGATCAATTAAAACCATATATAGAGGAGCTGATTCTTTATGAAGAAAATATTTTGCAATAATTTTAAAACTTTTAATTTCAAAATTATCCTCAAAAGAATTTCTAACAATTCTTTTCCTGCCATCAATCTCTGAAACTTTGACGTTAACAAAGCTTCCAATTTTGTAATTATTCATTTTTCTTCAACTTTAGAACGCCAATTTCCTTTGGCTTTAATAACAATTCTATCAGAATGTTGAATATATAATTCATCAAAAACTTTGCTAAGCCAATGTTTAAAATAAGAAAGATTTGCCTTACTCCAAGCTGAGACATGAAGCGCAGGTATGTCATTCAACATAGTTATGCTTCCAAAATCTACCTCTACCCAAGCATTGTGATTATCAATTATAACATAAACAACGTGACGACATTCACTCTTAGTAGTAAGATCTTTTTGAGGAGTAACAATATTTAATTCTTTTTGATGAAGAATTATTCTTGAAGCTTGATTCCTATCATCCCAAGATAAAAATTTAATCTCTTTTTTGCCATCTATGACTAGATCTTTTTTATCTTTCTTGGGCTTTTCTTTAAAATCTGAAAAGATACCCTTTTTAATATTTTTAAGAATGCTATCTTTCATTTTTCAAGCCAAGCAATCTTCATTTTTCAATTTTTCAATAAAGGCATCATACATATCTAGGCACTTATCAAAAATAAATCTATCGGCAGGATTGTCAGAAGCAGAAGGAATTTTATCTATTTCACCTTCCTTAAACCAATCGCCTGCGATTACATTGCAATCTTCATCAAACGTAAGCACAAAACAATCTTTCTGCATTTCTTCTGGCATATAGAACGCTTCTAAATCATAAGCATAACTGACAGAATCTACTTTGCCAGGTTTTTGAACAGTAGAAATAATAACAGATGTTAAAATTTGATTCTTTCTACGATTCATCATGTGGCGAACCGGGGTGCGTACAAAATCTTCTGTAAATTTAGGAGTATAAGTCATGAATTACCTCGTTGAACTTTTTCATTGCTAACATATTGGCGCATACAAGATTCTAAATTAATATCTGAAAATATAAATCCTTCATTTTCAATCTTTGAACAATCTAAAATGCAATTTGATCTTGTTGCAGTTGTCAAAGAGCCCAACCCAGATAAACTCAAAGATTCAAACTGATGCCCTGAATTATGTTTTGCATATTCTTTAACTATATTATATGCAGTCAAGGGTTTCTTGTGAGCTAGATTATAAATTCCAACTCTATTATTGTCAATTGCCCATTTGCAAGCCCTTAACACATCCACAGTAAAAGTCATAGAATTAGGCTCTTGAATGATTTTTTTGTATCCCAAGAGTTTAGTAATTAAATTTCTAGGATTTGGCATTGGAGAAATAGGCATTCTTATCCTAAAGACAGTTACATTATCGTATCCAGATAGCGCCAAATCTGCAGCATATTTAACTTTTGAATAAAAGGATTTAGGATTTGAATAGTCCGTTTCTTTCCATCCTGGCTCATACATGCATCCAATACTGCTAGGCGATGCGCCATAATTTATACAACCACTTCCGATATGGACTAAATGAATAAATTTTTTGCTGCAAATTTGAGCAAGTAGCGTTGGAAAAGTCAAATTGGCTTCTACTGTTTCATCTTGATGAGTTTCGCACCAGTCAACATTAGGTTTGCCAGTTTTACCAACGCAATTAATAATTACATTGGGCTGATATCTATTGATAAGTTCGTTAATAGAATCATAATTAACAGGAATTTTATCAAAATGTTGAGCTACTTTATCGTCTGTAGATGAAAGTAAAGGAACTTGAATTAATGAATCAATGTATTCAGGAGGCGATGAGTCGCTTGCCTTAACCAAGGAATCAGGATCAAAATTATATAAATATGGAGAATAACTTCTAGAAAATTCAGAAGCTATAAAACCATTGCCCAATATAAGTATTTTTTTATTCATCTTTTACTTCTTTGGATATTTGACGTAAAACAAATTTTCTTTAGATCTAGTTATTGCAACATACTTTAAATTCTTCTCTTCTTGAGAAGACTCATTGTATGTGTTAATAAACATATAGACATTCTTAGATTCTAAACCCTTCATTTGATGAGTCGATCCTAGGGTTACAATAGAGCTGGGATCTTTAGAGGTAAATAAAGAGATAATATTAGATTTAACTTGGTCTACAGTATCGCAGCCTTCCATTAAAGCTTCAATACATTCGGCTTTATCAAGAACGTGGCTAGGATCTTTGCCTGACTCTAGCAACCTCGACATTTCTTTATTCTTCCATTTTGTCACATGAGCTTGAAGCTTATCGATTTTTTTAGCTTTAGAGGATTTGACCAAAGAACTTAAATTTTCTCCAATATCTCTGCCAAGAATTGCACATGGCGTCCTGGATTTAATAAGTTTCAAAGCCGTTCGGACAAGCGGGGCATTGGTTCTAGAAATAATATAAGAACCCAATGAAACATTGGCTAGTAGCTGCTCATACTCTCTCCATGCAACTGTGCCGTCCGATGCCCCTGGAGCCATCTCTAGGGCAGGAACAAGACGCTGCGCCTCTGTAACCACGCTGCGAGGACAGCGATAGGTGATCGGCAGCGGGAGCGCAGTTGCATTGAGTCTTTCCTTGAACTTGATAAACGCATTGGCGTCCGCATTTCTAAATAGATAGATTGCTTGATTTACATCACCAAAAACAATGCAACGACCATTTTTATTATTTTTAGACTTTCTCTTACCTGAGTCAGCTTGCTTAATAAGCTTAAATACAAATTGAATTTGAGCAGGATTCAAGTCCTGGGCTTCATCCACAAAAACATTATCATACTGTTCCAGGGGAACATTTAACTTAATAGGAAAATAAATCATATCATCAAAATCAATAGATTTTGTTTGTTTAAGACTAGCGGCTAGTCCAAACATAATATGATTGATAAAAACATCGCGTGCCACATCGTCTGGAGGATCAATATCAAAACGATCTAGCAAGGAATCAATTTCCTCAAAAGAATCAACTAATGAAGACTTGCAAAGAGATACTGCCTTACAAAGAAGATAAATTAGCTCATTCTTCTCTCTGCCATCTCCTAGAATCTTTTTATAAATCAAAGTCATTTTATCAGCTACTACGACTGATTTATATACTTTAGAAATATGCTTAAGACCAATGGAGTGCAAAGTTCCAGTGGTAATATGATCAGGGACTCTAGATCTTAATTCGTCTGCAATCTTCTTATTGAAGGCAACGAAAATATTTTTCTCACTAGTAGAAATGTATTTTAGCGATTCAATGGCTGTAGAGGTTTTTCCACTCCCTGCCAAAGCTTCTACGATGAGATTATCTGAATTATTCTTAACAAAATTAAAAATATCTTGTTGGTATTTTGACCAATTCCTAACCATAAATTCCTTAATGAAAAAGAAGTTCGCTATTAAGCATAGCTCTGTCAGCTACCCCGTCAAGCCTTGAGTAATTCTAAAATAATTTCCCTGGTGAAGTCTGGATCGTTGGTGCTAATGCACTCTACGCCGGTAGAAACTACTGGATAGTCATTGCCCCCAGGAAATATAGCATCGCCCACGAACAGCATCTCGTCAATCTGAAATTTTAAATATTCTTTTATTTTATAAATTCCATAAGCTTTATCGATGCCTTGTTTCGTGACATCAATAGATGTGGAACCTCCCGAACGAATTTCAAATTCAGGCAGTTCATTTTGCAAAATTTCAATCATTTGCAAACGTTTAACATGAGTTGGATCCCATTTTTTCTTTAAATCAGCAGGTGCTAATTGACCCAAGGCAGAAAAAGTAATTTGAGTATCTCGGTCCTCAATAATTTCTCCATGAAGAAACTTGCTGGGAACAACAAACCCAATTTTATCAAAAGTTAATTTAAAAGCATTTAAAATTTTATCTTTTTCTTCTTTAGATAATTTTTCAGAATATATTTCTTTCCATTCTTTATTATGAAATCTATAAAATGAAGTAGCACAAGTTGGAAACAAATATAATTTATAAAGCAAATCTTCTGGAACAGATAAATTATTTAAAAATTGTTTTTCAAATTGAGGAAAAGCTCCTCCAGAGATTATTGCAACAGAATACATTTGCAGTAATTTCTTTAAAACATTCGACATTGATTGTGACATTGGAGATTTAGACTCTGCTAAGGTGCCATCTAAATCAAAAACAATTAATTTTTTCATAATGTTAAGTTATATAAGGTTTAATTATATAGCTAATTATTATAGGATTTGACTATGCGCATATATTTTACAGGCTGTCACGCCTCAGGAAAATCAACCCTTGCTAGATTAGTTTCCAAAGAATATAATCTTCCATTTTTGAGTGAAGTTGCTAGAGCCGTTTTAGCTGAAAAAGAAATTTCTCTAGAAACTTTAAGAGTTAACCTGGATGCTATTGACAATTATCAAACCGAAGTTTTTAATCGCCAAATCCAAGAAGAGAAAAAATACGAATCTTTTGTCTCAGATCGAAGCTTTGATAACTTAGCTTATATGGCTCAGCACGGAACCCAGTTACATAAACTGATTAATGATGACTCTTGTAAGAATTACATAGAATCATTAAGAAAAAAAGATGTTATCTTTTTCTTGGTCAAGCCTAGCAAAGCCACCATGAAAAATGATGGAATTCGTGAATCAGTTAATTGGGATCAGATGATCGCCATTGACGCTAATGTTAAATTCATGTTTGAACTTTTTAACTTGAACTACATTCAAATTAACGCCGAATCAATGCAAGAACGAGTTAAATTGATTAGAAGCGTTTTGGCTTATGCAAAATAAAGTTATAAACTGCCATTCTTTTTAATGATGGTAATTTTTTAATTGTTGATTTAATTGTGTCAAAAGTATTTGAAGGAATAGAATCAATTGGAAACCAGTCACAATCAGAGGACTCTGAATTTAATCTTGGTTTCCAAGATTTTTTATCTTCTAAACGAACAGAACAAACATAAATAATAATTTCTTTATCGTCTTCCTTGAAAGACTCCCTACTCAATTCGCGTCTCGATGGAAGCTCACCTACTTCTTCATTTGCTTCTCTTAAAGCTGCCTGTGAAAAAGACTCGTCTTTTTCTACGTGTCCACCTGGAATACACCATATTCCAGGACTGCTAACAGCCCTAGACCTTTTAATTAAAAAAACAGTATTATCTTCTGGACAATAGAGAAGAGTATTAGATACAATAGAGTGTTTCATCCTATGAAAATGTGATATTATTATCTTTTATTCAGAAGATTTTCTTTTTCTTCATGCATTAACTTGAGCTGACTTTGCAAAGAAACAATTTTTTCTTCAATAGTTTGTAAATATTTTTTATTATATTCTTCAAGCTCTTGGTGATAGTGCTCTAATGATTTTTTATAATTCATTTGAGCATGTTCATATTGAGAATCGTTTATTTTTAAATAAATACAAAGATTATCAACAGATAACCCTCTATTGTTTGACCATTCAAACCGCAAAGAGATTTTTTCATCTGCTGCCATTTTAGATAACCAAGCAAAAAACTCTTCGGCATGTTTAAAATTAACAAGGTCTGAATCATAATCAGATCTGCTAACATACTCATGCTCTTCAATAAATTTCTCAAGCAACTCGGATAATTCTGTATGGAACTCATCATTTTTTGATGGAGGTATTGGTTCTGATGGTTTTTTAACCATATTTAAGGGCATTAACCTAATCATGTTCCAGGTTGCCTTAAAACAGAAACTACACCTTCATGAGATGCTAGATCGGCAAACTCAGGATCTGACAATACATCTCTTAAATTCATTTTCTTACAGTCTATCAAACAATCTTGTTTCACTAATACGCAAATTTGAGAATAATCCGTATGATTTTTATCATGAGCTAGTGCCGAAGGCTGAATAACATACACTTCAGGAATTTTAGAGTCACAAGCATATCCTTTAATTCCTTTAAAAGATCCTGTCTTACTTTTGAAGTGCCAACCATAATTCATAGCTTTAGATGAATTTTTCAGTTTATTACCAATACACCAATGTTTACCAACAGTGGCAATAATTTTGCCTTTGGTATCTTTACCCTTAAGTAAATTATCTATTTTCTCAGATTGCTCAATCATCGCCTGAGTACTACTAGTAATTTGTCTAGGTAGTGGCTCCAATTTAATATCAGCCTGATCAAATCTGAGATCGGCAAGCTTAGGAGTGAGAAGCATACAATCCAACATGTCAGCAATTTGTTGCTGCATGTCAGCGGATACATTTACCCTGATGCCTTCTACCTTGATAGCGTCACCGCAAACATAAAACGTAGCATCATGCTTGCCATTGGAAGTTCTGATTGGCAACCATTCTACGTCATATTGTTTAATTTTTATTGAGTCTAAAATATATTTATTTCTAGAAGATAAATCTACAGGAAAAGCCATATTAACTCCTTCAATCCCACCAAATTCTATACATTCCAATCATATCACTCATATTTGGTTGATATTTAAGAACGTCTTTTGTTATTTGATCATATTCATCACAACTTAAATCTTTTTGAGCTTGCTCATCAACTGGTACATCTAAATACAGACAAACGCTTCCTTCTCTTGCAAGCCAAATTTTTGAATCTTGAGGCAAGATAGATATTAATTCAGGTTTAAAAAAATTATATCCACCTTCAACTGCAAGCGACATAATTTCTTCAGCTTCTTTTACAGTTACAGGTCTAGAAGCTAGAAAATCTAGCTGTCGGCTTTCTTTGCTCAGACCGTTACAATCAGAATAAGCATTAATTGTTTCTTTTTTTACGATTTGATAATTGTTGTTCACTTAATTTCCCCGAATAAATTGGCATAATATCAAGCGTAAGAGTAAGTTGAGGCAACCAAACTCTTAACAAGGCTTATCCATGAAAAAATTTCAAGGCGAAGTTTCTAGCGAATCGCTAGTTGACATACTTCAATTTTATATACTAAATCAATCTTGCGTACATGTTACTATATCTCACAAAACATCTTTGGGCGAAATATGGATAAACAACGGCAAGATTGCTCATGCTACTACTGCTAAAAATTTTGGCTTAGATGCTTTCTATGAAATGCTTGGCTGGCAAGATGGAACATTTAAAATTAATTTAAACGATCTCCCAGATGTAGAATCCATTGATAAATCTTGGACCGAATTAATTCTGGAATATTACGTTCTGGTAGATGAAAACAAGGCTCCTAAATTTGAAGAGGAGTCTCCTGCAATTCAAGCTCCTCAACCTTTCAAGAGAACTAATTCAGCTTCTTTCAAAAGCATCAAAGATAAAATCAAAACCATCATGGATTTAGATGGCGTACTTGCGGCTTCCATCGTAGATATTACAACTGGAATGTCAATTGTTCAAGATTCTAAATCAAATGTTGACGTAGAATCTTATTGCGCATACATGGTAGAAGTAGTTAAATCACATAAAAAATTCTTAGATAAACTCAATATTCAAGACAAAATTGAAGATATTGTTATTAATTTAAATAACAATTATCATATTGTTACTTTTGTTCTAAAACAAGATAACTTATTTATCTACGTTGTACTAGACAAAGAAAACAGCAATTTAGGAATGACTAGAATTGTTCTAGCCAAAATAGAAGAGGAATTAGATCTTTGAGCCGTTTACGGGAGTTGCACCCGTGACCTCCTCATTACCAATGAGGTGCTCTGCTAACTGAGCTAAAACGACAAATGAGCAACGCTTGCAGAAAGTAACGTTAAATATTACTTTCTGCAAGAACTATATCAGATTAATATTTGTTTGCCCGATTTTATTTAATTTACGGACAAAAAATTTTCTTTTGTAAATTATATTCCATATTATTAGTTGTTTACAAAATTATTTTGTAATAATATTAGAGGCGGCTTCTCGAACAGCTTTTGATTTATCATTTTTAGATATGTTAAATAACTTAAATTTAACAACAGAATCAAGATGATTAGTCAAACCGTAAATAGCTCCTTCTCGAACTACAGCATCCTCATGGCTTAATAAGGGAAAGAGAACTTTCTTAACTAAATTAATATCAGTGCATTTACCCATATATTCAGCTGCAAAAGTAAGATCTTCAGCGGGCAAAGATTCTTCTTCAATAATTTTTGCTAAAGACTCCGGATAAGAATCTGCAAGAAACTCAAACATATCCTCGCATGGCTTTTTCCATTTAGCAATTTTTTTACTTATTGATTTATCTAATGATTTAAACATATTAACCTTACTGCTTAGAACATTTCTCTATGTTATTTGCCCTGTCTCTCATGTATCCGTAATTTTCTAGATACTGATCTCCCCATCTTAAAAAATGAGATTTAGCAATAGAAATATAACAAGTATTTGCTAATTGCTTAGCTGCCCAACAATCAACTTTTTTTTCATCAGAACCTTCAACATAATGACCGTATTCATGAACATAGTAAAAAACTGAAATCCCCGGATCATATTCCTCTAACTGTTTAGCAACTTTAGAGCACCAATAAATACCATTAGGTTTGGCAACTGCCAGATCTCCCTGGGTTTGACGACAATCTTCTTTCACTTTAATTTTGGATAAATTTTTGGGAGGGGTCCAAGAACCACAAGGAAGATTTGGAGTAAATTCATTTGAAAGCAATATACTAAAAATCAATAACATTGAATTCATTGTCATTTAATGCTGCAATTATAAATAAGTTTTGCCCGGTCTCTCATATAACCATATCCAGGTCTATACTCATCCCCATGCTTCATAAGATGGCTAATTATAATTGGAATATAACATGTATTACTTAATTCCTTTGCCGCCCAACAATCAGTAGCCATTTCATCTGTCCCATGAATATAATGACCATATTCATGCACATAGGCAAAATGTGTGACCCCAGGCGTTTCTTTTTCTAGCCTTGCAGCTACTTCGGAGCACCAGTAAATCCCATTGGTCATAGCTACTGCAACATCTCCCTCAGTGACTTTACAATCCTCATAAATAGGAATATTTTTCAAATTTCCATATGGAACCCACGGGTCACAAGAAAGACCTTCAGCATTAACGCTAGTGGTAAGCGTCAAACTAGAAAATGCAATAAAAGAAATTAGAGATAATAGTGTTTTCACAGCTTTGACCAACGCTCTTCTTACATCAGAGATGTTAGCTCAGGGGAGTTTTCTTGTCAAGAGAAAAAATAATTTAAATTAGAGGCAAGCAATGAGGAGAAAAATAAATTCTTTCTCTTGATGAGTTTTCTTTCCCTCTAGAATCTCCTAAATTAGACATTCCATTAGATTTCCACGAATAAACTTGCCAGTCTGAAGGAAAATCAAATGAGCCTTCGTACCCACATACGATTACTCTCATTTTAGGATCGTTTCCATGTTGGACAGCCCACTCGCACACTTCTTTAAATACATTATTTTCTTGAAGGTAAACTTTATCTCTGTTCTTAAAATCATAAGGAGGATCTAAAAAAACACCGGTAATATCTTCCTTTGCTAAGGATTTATTCTTGTAAGTAATAGATGGAGTAATGATTCTCTTCCAGTCTCCGCAAGCAATTCTAACTTTTCTAGTTCTTTGTTGAAGGTCTTTAAATAAATCAGTAATAGATTTAGAAAGATGTATACCGCTGCCAGCACCCGCCAACAATGGGAGTGCATTCAATCCTTTACTCTGAAGCCAATTACTACCTATAGAGGCGCAAATTCCCCAAATCCACCATCCTGCAATTTTTAAATCATAAAAATCAGGATCTAAAGTAATTTTGTTCGAAAAATCGGTAGTAGATTGAGATACTAGCCATTTATGACGGGCGTGCAAATCAGCTTCAGTAACTGGATAGTCTGCAAATTTGGCTACTCCATCTGGATCTGAGGAAACTGCCCTCCAAAAATTAACAATAAAATGATCTATGTCATTAATTGTCTCCATTTTGGGAATGTTAGGATTTGCTAATAAAACAGCTAAAGATCCGGCAAATGGCTCGATATAATTATCAATATTACCAAATCCTTTCCAGATAATATTTGCAACTCTAGATTTTCCTCCAAAATATTTATATGGAGGTTTTAATTGGTTCATAGTTTACTCATTTAGTTTTAAAATTCATGTTTCAATATATTGACATTAAAATATAACTCTGACAGAACAAAAGTGGCAATCTTATGAAAAATATAAATAAAATATTAAAAGTTAGCGAAGAACTATATAAAAAATCATTATGGTCTTATTTCTTTTATAAGAAAGCTGCTAGAGTTGTAGAATACGTGCCATCATCTTCGGGTGGTCAATCTATGGGTTATTATTCAGGCGGTTATGACGAAGATGAAGAGTCTCTTCAAAAATATTCATATTATGAAAATAATCCACAATCTATTTTAGATAATGGAGCAAAAGAATTATTAAAAGACTTATCTCCAAGTGAATTTAAAAATAAATTAAATGAACTAGTTAATAGTTTTAAAACTTGTGCAAATCTTTTTGAACAAGAAGATAGAAAAGATAAACTTTCTAGCATAGACACAGGAAAGATTAGGAAAGAAAGCAATAAATTTTTTGAAAATTATGAAAAAGTTATTGCTGATAACTATCATACAAACGCCCTTATTCAAGGCTGGAAAGAAAATGTAGATGCGGGCGAAGCTGGTAGGGTTATTAAAGATATGTATGAGTTTGTTGAAATAAAATCTCGCTCATATGTATCTACTCTTTTCTCCGATCTTATTGAAGAATATGAAGAGTCAATTTCTTCTGGAGAAGACCCTGGCGAAATCGAAGACAGTATTGGAGAAATATTTGAATCAAAATCAGAAGAGCAAGAGGCTCAGGCAGAACAAAAAACAGAAGGCTTATTAAATAGAAGAAGAGAATCTTCAAAAGAAAGCAAGAAAAAATATTTAAAAAAAATAAAAGAATATAGACCTTTAACTTCAGATGAAAAATCTAAGCTTCAATCCATGATGGAGGAAATTCAAAAAAATCCTCAAGCCAAACTTAACATTATTAAAAGATATAAAGATGAGGCAGAAGCCAAAAATCAACTCTTTATAATGAAAGATTATCATCAATCTTATCTTAATCTTTTAGCACAACAGCGAGCTTCAAAAAAGAATAGAATTGAAAAATTAAAGAGAGAAGCTTTAGAAGGAAATGAAGCCTCTATTCAAGAATTAGCGGAATTTAAAAGAAAACACTTAGAATCTAACAAAGATTATTTTAACTGGGAAAAATTATTTAAAGATCTTGGAGATTATATTTTAAATAATTTAGGTATAAATCTTAAAGATGTTTTAGATTCTTTGGGTGGCATTTCCGGAAAATATAGCATAGATAAACAAATTGAAGGCTTAAAAAATATAAAAAATATTTTAGAAAGTATTCCAAAAGAAAGTGCTGGCGATGAACGCATTAAAACATTTGAATTAGTTATTAATTTAATTGAAGACATTCAGTTAAGACAAATTCTTAGAAAACAAATCTTAAGCAAAGAAGTAGAAGAAAGAAGAAGTCATTTAAATATTTCAGAAGAAGAAAAAGGAGCACCCAGAAAATATCCAGGAATGAGATTACCAGGATACGTTCAAGGACTAGAACATGATTTGAGCAAGTCCAGATTTGATGTAAAAGAATCTGTAGAAGGCGCGTTAATTAAATTAATTTCTGAAAAAATTACAGATCCTTCTTTTATTTCTACCAGAGAAAAAGTCAGTTTACTAGAAGGTAAAAAATTAACAGCCATAGAGAAAAAACAAAAAAATATTTTAATTAAATTAATGGAAGAAAATATTAGACAAAATCCAGAATTTATAAAATATAAAAAATTAATAGAAAATATTACAAAACCAATACAAATTAAGAAAATAGAAGAAAATTTAAAAAATGCAAATTTGCTTTTTAAAGAATCTATTAAAGCCTTAAAAGATGAAATTAATAAAGATATATTATTAAATAATGAAGAAAAAATAAATGAAATATGTAAAACTTTAAAAATTGATATTAATTTTAGTTTAAATAAGAAAAAAGAAGAAATTAATAGACAAATTAATTTATTAGAAGGTTTTATCGATCAAGAGTCTGCGGTAGAGACAACCTTATTACTTAATCTTAAAAAATTAAAGGAAGAATTAAAAAATAAAATTAAAGAAGAAGCTAAATCTTATGATCCTATAAAAGATATTGCACGATCAACTATAGCATATAAAAATTATGCAAAATTTGTAATAAAAATTAAATCAATATATAGTTTAGAAGAAAAAATTGAAGAATCTAAAAATTTAGATCAAAAAGAAAAAAATAAAATTGAAGAAATTATAGATATGGGCTCTAAAATATTAAAAATATATGGGTCAATGAAATATTTTCAAAGCGCAGAAAGCTCAAGTAGAAAAACTCAATTTTATAAAATGAATACGACAATTGATATATTGTTAAAATATTTAAGAGGATTTTTAGATGATCAAATTGTTATTCTGTCACCTGAAGAAATAGAAGCATCATTTTCTGCTATGGGATACGAAAAAGCTAAAAAAAGATAATTAGGATTATATGAAAAATAAAAAAATAGTAAAAAAATCATTTAAAACTGAATTTCAATTTCAGCAAGAAATGTTTTCTCAAGAAGAACAAGATATGATTAATAAAATGCTACAAGAATTAGCATCTGAAATAGCTGAAGAGCTAACTGAAGAAATGTTCGCAGATCTTACAGATGAAGAGAAAAAACTTTTAGAATAAAATAATTATTAATTTAAAAAAATGAAAAGTCGGATCTTAATATTAAGATCCGACTTTTCTTTTAAAAGAATTATTTTTTAAACTTCAATCACAATCGCAGTCGTCAGAATCTCCATATTCGCAATCTTCGCAATCTTCGCAATCGTGTTCTGACCACTCCTCATATTCTTCTGTATCCATGTCTCCAGAACCATAAAATCCATAATCATGAGAATAACAAGGCTCTTTGAATTCATAATCGCACACTCCAAGAACCTTATATTCGCAAACACGCATCTTTTGATTATTATAGTCTCTTGGCACGGCTACCACATCCTTAGGATTTACTTCCACGTAAAGCAGCTTATCTGTAGCGCTATTGCTACTCCCAAAGTGATTACAAGCATAATCAAAGGCAGCTACATGCAAACCATTTGAACAAGTACGCTCAGAATCTTCGTCAACTTCATTGCGAGCCATGGAAACTGTAACACCTACAGAATTATCGAAGGTTCCCGAATGAATGTCTTTAAAGTCTTCCTTTACACGCTTATAAGCAATAAAATTACCATTATCAGAAAGTGTAAACTGATTTGCGTTTAGAAATACAAAAAGCTCTTTAACTGAACGATAAGATGGATTTTGCTGAAGCTTCTTGGCAAAAGCAACCCATGGCTGGTAAGGCAGTTTCTTGTAATAGAAATCAAGAATATGCTTACCAAGATCAACTGGTACTTGCCACCAAGAATCATTATCAAGCTTAACAAACAGGGAGCCATTTCGCTCTTCCATCTCACCTTCAGTGATAACTTTTACAGTAGTCTTGCGGTCAAGGGCGTCAACCACTTTTTCCCAGTTATCTTCTTTAATGGCATCGATAACAAATTCAAATGATGGATGTTCTCGCAAAACGGTATATGGCATACCATTTCGAACTAGGGTTACAGAATTATTTGTAATTGTATACGGCATCTTCATAAAAAAAACTCCTTAATTATTTTCTCAGGTTAATAGAATTATAATGCTAGAAAATTAACCCGTCAAGCGCACATACTTACACCCACGCATGAGTGCGAGGAATTGTTAAACTTGTCCATCATTTCTACATAAGAATTTACTTTTTCAAAGTCAGAAGAATCAGTATTATAATAAGAAATTGGGAAAAACTTAATCATAGGATACTGGCGAATAAGGTTTTCAAAAAACTTATCGTAATCATATTCAAATGATTTAATCAAAGATGTAGAATCATAATATGAATAGTCATTCAGATGCTTTGCCAAGATTGACATTGAAGAATGATTCCAAACAGCAGAGTATTTGCTTTGTGCGGCTTTACACTTCCTTAGATAAGTTCCAATAAGATTATCGCTAGCTAGATGCTTTGAGAAAATTTCCAATAGACGAGAGAACTTACTGTTAGAAATTTTTTCATAAACAGCCATGGACTCCAAATAATCTTGCAGAGAATTTAGACCGAAATGAGCTTTATACTCATCAAACTTTTGATTAACTGCAACATTGAGATGAGTCCAATTACTTGGAACCTTGTCCGTTTTTGATGAGGCAACTCCATAAATCTTTACGCCGAGAGCGTTTTGAAGATCTCGAAGATAAGACATGGTTTGAGAACTTACATTGATCGGCTTGTTAGCTTTTAGATCGTAGAAGAAATATACAATATCTTCAGAAGGAGATACTTCTACCAATGAACGACCATGATCTGCCCGTGATGAAGAATGATCAAATTTATAAACAAAAAGATTCTTCTTATCAGAAAGAGACTTACGATTCGTGTAACGGATTGCTTTGTCCGGTGTGATTTCTGAAACTTTTGCATAGCAGATCTCCTGTGCAAACCAAAGATATTTATGCTCTGCAATTGATTCCTTGCTATCTCCGATAGTCATAATAACTACATGATTAAGACCACTGGAATCAGAAAGCAATTTGATTGCGTATTTTTTAAGATCAGAAGAAGCTAAATCGTTAAACACAATAGTAGCATCTCCACGGCTTAGAATATTTGCAAAGTCTGCGTCAGCGCTTGGATTCTTATAATTTACTGTCTTGGTCTTAATATCTTTAAATCCATTTGCCAGCGTAACCTTAGAATACCAAGTTAGCCTTGCCTCAGACCCAAACATCGAAATCTTTGGATTGCGATAAACGGGATTTGAATCATAATTTACTGCATCAATAATTTTGGATAGCTCAGGAACAGCATCCAAAGCAGTATTGTACTTGATAAAAGCATCTCGATAAGTTAGCTCATTTGCAATCTGCTCAGAAATTCTAGAATTGATCTCGTCAATGATCGAATCAAGCTTGTCTCGAATTGCCTTGATAGTCCGGGCGTCATAATGCAAAGAATCACGAGAAGCTGCCAGGCTAAGATCGGAATTATTGAAATGAATTCGAACACACGAATAGCTAAAGAAATTCCTAGCAGGGTGGGAATCAAAATGATTATGAATGTCAATGGCATAAGGAATACCGCCCATAATAGCATGGGTGCCACGGAAATCATAATCTGTATTACGAGCCAGGTGCCAATCATTACCAGAAAAGACAGTCTTTTCATTGGAGTACGTGATACTGCACTCTTCTCCGCCCTTAAAGACAGTGGGTCGAACCTTCCAAAACTCCGTCACAAAACGAAGCTTCTCAAGAAAACGCTCTGGATCATACTTCTTTACAGGAATAATAATAGTTGTTCCATTAGGCTGATCGGTATCTGCTTCATAAAGGCAGGAAATCTTGCCTCGGCGAGACTCATCAATGTAAGAAGTATAGGTACGAATTTTACCATCAACAACCGAAGTGATAGTAAAAGAATCGGAATAGGCAAATGCGCTCTTGCTTCCGATACCAAAATAACCTACCTGGTCATCAGAATCTCGCTTAGTAGAAGAGGCGTAATTGCAAAAAATCTTTTCAATACGCTCAGGGGAAAGACCGGGACCAAAATCCTGAACCTTAAAGTACATATCATCATAGGACGGAAGATGTACAATAACCGGAATATCAGACTTTCCAACTTCAACATGGGCATCCCGAGCATTGGTAACATACTCACGAACCACGGCAAGAATAGGATCCTTGTAGAGCTTGTTCCGGAGAATCTCCAAAACAAGACCCACGTCACCAATGCCATACTGATGATCCTTAAGAGAACCATCAGTATGCGTCTGAACCTTCTGAACAATCAACTTCGACATATCACTCTCTTTACGTCAATACATCTGATGACCGCCATCAGATGCACTCCAACATAACCCGCCAAGTTTGCATGTCAAGCGCAGCTACGTTGGAGCTTTAATCAATCGATCAAATTTCGTATGGAGATTCGGAGAAGATAATATTTTTAATAGAATTACACCCAGCGGATTTTAAATCATGAACAATAAATTCTTTTAAAGAATTTTCATTTTTAAATTCAAAAACTTCTCCATCTTTAATTAGTGAAAAAATATTTAATTTTCTAAATATATCTATTTTAGAAATAATTAAATCAGTAACATCATTAATTTTTAATGAATAAATTAATTTATCCATATCAAGCCAATTTACTTGGCGCTTTCTTCCCGTAGTAGACCCATATTCGGAACCAGCTTCTGCAATTAAATCAAATCTAGGATCTTTGCCTTGAAATTCTTTTTTTCCTACATAAGTAGAATAAATTTTAATTGCACCGTAAATTCTACTTATAGAACTAATAGGAACTCCATTCAAAGGAACCGCTGCCAAAGAACAGTGAGTACTAGTTACATAAGGATACTCGCCAAAGTTAACATCTAAATAAAATCCCTGAGCACCTTCGCCTAAAATAGATACTTCTTTTTTATTTTGAATAATTTGAGGAAAATCTACAACAAAAGGCTTTAACTCGCTAACATTTTGTACCTGAACGCTAGTTCGAGCGTATTTATCACGAGAGGCTGGTCCAACGCCTCTTTTAGTAGATCCAATTGTTGTATCTTTAGAATCTTCGGCAATGTGATTATCAGTAATGATACAAGTGTTTACATCAATTTTAACTAAAGACTTAATATCAATCTTTTTAAGATCGTCATGCTTATTGAACTGAGATTGAAGAACTTCAATTTCATTAAAAAACGTTTCGGGATGAATCAAACAGTTCCTACCAATAACAGAAGGGACATTAAAAAATATTCCAGCCGG